CCTACAAATATAGAACTCAAATAAATAGGCAATCCTACATCTGCTACCGCTTTAATAGTAGAAGTGTTAGATGGGGTAATGTCTAAGTATTTTTTACCATCAATATCGAAACCACCATCGCTTCCTGTAGTAGTACCTATTGTAGTTAATGTCACATCATAAGTATCGTAATCGTTGTGGTCTACTCTTCCTAAAGTGACAGGAAGATAAGGGGCTAATTCTATGGTGGTCTTTCCATCTACAGTAGAAGTATTCAAGACAGTAAAATCAATCAAGGTATTGACTGTTTCAAAGGTTTCATAATTTGTACCTCCATCGCTTAGTTTGGCTTGGAATGCTTCTTCTTTTCCTATAGAAGTGGGGTGTTGTATATGAAATCCAACCGCATTGCTATCAACTCCGGAAGTTCTAGAAGTAGTACTTCCACTCAATAAAGTACCGTCTAGTTTTTCGCCACTGCTGAAAAGCAGTCCCTTGTCACTGTTTCCTCCTAGGCTAGTAGCAAAAGTGGGTAGTTTATTGTTAGAAGATAGGGCTTTGTTTAGAATGTAATTTGTTTCTATTTCTTTCCACAATTGTACTTCATTATGCGTGGAAGTCCCGTATGCTTCTGTTAATGGTAAGTTTTTGAGAGTAATTCTAGTAGTGGTGTTAGAGGCCCCTTCTCCTATATATGCTACAACTCCATTAGTATATTTCACGAAGAGTTTTGTATTTGCTAAAGAATTAACTGTTATCGACGATGTTAAATCAAAGGTCTTACTATTGAAATTCAAATCATTCCCACTATCCAAAACACCGACAAGTTCTAACTTATTGTGTGGACTCATAGTTGAATAAATTACATCTTCGGAGAAATTAGAATTACGATTTACTATTGGAGAAATTAGTTTTGAATAATTATCTCTACCGGAAATAGTCATGGTACTCATACCCATATTTTTGTCTATTTCTATTTGTTCTATTTCTCCGTTGAATCTCTCTACTTCAATGATATATTGTCCGGAAATATATTCTAAAGATGTAAATGCTGTAGAAGATTTTCTAACCTCGGCATTAGTAAAAGATAGGGTCAAATATTTTTGGTCTTTACTTGAGCCTGTCACGGTTGCTTCTAGTCCGGCATAGTTCTTATCCAAGAAAACTATTCTTAGTTGGCTTTCTCTACCTTCCACGAAAGGAAAGGTGGTAAGTAGATTGTTCTTAGATGAACTAAATGCCCTACGGTATAATCTATCCCCTGCACTTAATGTATAGGAAGATGTAGAAAAGGAACTTTCTGTATCTAATCTAGAACTAGAAGTGAAAGTAATGTCTTGTGTAAATGCACTAGTATTGAAAGAATCTATCGGACTACTAGAGGCCAATCTAACTACTCTAGACCCTACCAAAACTTCATCATTTGCTGATAACAAATTCGCTAAATCATATCCTTCTTCTGTAGTAAATGTGTATTCATTTCCTGTGACATTTGCTTTCACTGTAGCCTTGAGCGGGAACCACTCAAAGAACTCACCTCTATGCTGTTGTTGTCGAACTCTAAAAGCCTCAAACTCCCCTACCTTTGAGGACATGATTCGGGAGGTGTCTACGATTTTTGACTCCGCATAACCCCCCCTTCGTCCATACGATTCTTTCAAATTGGTGCTAAGAACCATAGGGGCTTCGTTGGCTGTTTCGGGAGAATAACCGTAGTGAAGATACCGATATGGGCCAACTAGATTGAGAGCGGATTTCACATTGTCGTCGTCACGCCTAGCATTGTAAAACGATTCATCGTAATCTGTAAAGTCATTATTCGCTAATGTCAATCCTTCATTGGAAGTCTGTTTGGTGCTATTATAACTGTTAGTATTGGTAGGGTCGTCTAGTGTTTTTAGATTATCAACAAGTGTAGTTTTAATGTTAAACTTGCTATAGTCTTTAACCAAGAATCCATAATCTTGAGAAGTGATAAATGTATTTGTTGTAAATGAATTAATGGTAGCACTGCTCATTTGAGAAGAAGCATATTTGACATAATATTTTTTATTGTGGTCAAGTTGATTCTTCTTATCTAGTCTAGAATTGTGGAAGTAAAATAGGGGTTTAGAGCATAGCAATGATTTATTCATTCTGTAGGTAGTGCTACCAGCAGTAATCTCTGTAGCAAGAATACCACTACTTACTGCTACAATAGTAGATTCATCTTCATCATCTCCCTTGAACACCATGAATTTAGTATTCTTAGTAATAGAAGAACCTAGTCTTGGCTCAAATTCAAAACTATCTCCCGAAACATCGTCAGTAGTAAATTGTGTAATTCTAGCAAAGTGATGAGTTAATCCATTATCCGAGTTTATCAAGACATAGTAGTTGTGGTCACTAGCAGTAGAATTTAGGCGGATGCCTTCTCCCGAAATACTATCATAGCACTTTATCTTATACCCCTCAGTATTTTCTAAATTAGAATATTGAGTACCGGCAGAATCCGAACCTTGTAATTGCTGAATAAAGGTGTCATTATTAGAATCATCAGTAGAAATGTAAGTGAACATTCTATGAGTATCAGTGCAAGTAGCCGTGTCATGGATAATGGGATTCGTAGGACAATCGAAATTGACATTGTTCCCTGCGTTTGCTAGAGTAGCGACTACAGTGGGATTTATTGTAGTGCCTTTACGCATCACATAAACTGCTGTCATTGGTCTATCTCCTCGAATCTAAAATAAAGTACGGTATCTGCAAATCTAGGGGTTAAATTATTGACATTGAATTTATTTCTAGCCCCTCTACTCATGGCAAATTCGTGAAACTCTCCCATGAATTGTTTATTGGTAGTTGCACTATTTTGACCAGTGGCCCCACTACCATTAGCACCTAAAAATAAATCTTCTTTATCCATAGCAAAAGTCCCACTTCCAGAATGAGTGGCACTTGCTACTTCACTATTATTAAAATAAATTGCCATTACTTTACTAGCCGAATCATAAGTAGCGGCTATGTGAAATAACCCATCAACATAAGATGGATTCATTGGTGCTTTGATAAAAAGGTCTGTTGAATTTAATGCAGTAGATTGAGAAGTATCCAAAGTCACTGCAAAGGAATCTCCGGAAGAAGACGATGGAGTGGCGGCAACCTTTCCTATGGAAGTAAAACCAAATCCATTCTTTATGAATAGTTCTTGGTCTTCATGTAGTATATTATTTGCAGTAGAAAGAAAGGTCAAAGTAGTTCCACTATTCCCACTTGATTTTGTTGTTTTAGCAAAAACATGAGTGTATTTCCCCTTTGAATCTAAAATACCGCTACCATAAGAACCTCCCGAAGTGTGACTTATGAGGGGCCAATTTATTCCGATAGAAGGCAAAATCAACGCAGAAGTTTCTAGGTTTTGAGTAGTAGTTCCTAGTGTGACAGAAAATTTAATCTTGTATTCTGCTGGTTGATTTTCATTATGTGAAGTGGTATTTATCAAAGAAAGTTGTGCTTTACTACTATGAAATATTCTCATCTCATGTGTATGTTTTGCAGTCTCAGCCAAATAATAATGAGAGATATAATCTGTTTGAGTCACATCGTTATCTACTGCTGGCATTACCTTTCCCGAATCAGTAGCAACGCCTGTTAAACTACCTACACTATGCCTTCCGAATCCATTTATGTCATAGGGTGTCACAGTAGCCTCGATAGTAAAAGCGTCGTCTAAAGACCAAGGACCGTAGATTACATCATCACTACTTCCTACGCTAGCATCTGCTCCTATCGCAATATTATCATAATAGTCTATTTTGACATGACCATTACACATTACAGGGAAGACTAAACTTCGTTGCTTTCCTGTTAATACTCGATACATAATTTCACCTCAAGAAAGAGCGTCGGCTAACTTGGTAGCAACCTTTCCACTTGGGAACACTTCTGCGATTTCAAACTGCAAATTAAAACTCACATCAATAGTTTCCGAGTCTATTGTGGTTTCAAAACTTCTAATGAATCCTTTCATTCCTTCGGAAGTACTTGAAGTTGGAAAGTCACTTTTCAAATCATCTCTAGTACCATAGTTATCCAATTTCCCTTCATCGCCTCTAGAAGCATAAGTAAATGGAATAGAAACAGCAGTTCTAGAGTTTCCATCATTACCTACCTTAGAATCATAAAGAAAAACTAATTCGTTAATCGACTGATATGTTTGTATTCCTGTTGAGTCTACGCTGGAATGAATCATCTGTGCTATCTCAATAGGTGTGTATGTTTTTGCTCCTGTGGGTGCGTCACTTTCACTCCACTTTTTATTGATAGCCTGTTCTGTAATGAAACCTTGTAGGCTTACACTCTTAGAAGCCATACCTAAGTCTAGTGCGGCTGTTATTGATTCTCCGGATAATGCCCCCGATAGAGGTACTTCAACGGAAGGAATGGTCTTGTTAGTGCTGATGCTCATACTAGTGACTTTCAATGGAATGGTATTGATAGATAAGTCAGCAGTCGAATAGGCCCCAAATTTCAAGAATACTACATGGTCTAGTGCGCTCATATTATCATGCTCCCAAACTTCTAGAGGAAGTCGTTCTGTTGATTTCCTTGTTAATCATTTTACCAACCTTCTGTGCTATGATTCTTAATTCACTATCGGAAGACCCTACTCTTCCGTTGATATTGACAGTGATATTATTTCCTCCACTGCTCATCATTCTTCTAGATTCTTGATTAGAATGTACTCGACTTCCCTTTGGTAGTCTTACTAGTTCCGGCCCTCTTTCTCCAACTAAGGAGAGGCCGCTCTTAGTCACACCACCATTAGCGAATGGATTAATTGCCGCTACTAGTATTCCAATTGCTCCTATTATACCAGCCACGATTAGGTATGGAGCCGCCGCCACTAATACTCCTATTGCCCCAAATGAAACTAATATGAAGGCAACTCCAGCCGCTATAAGACCAATTATCATCAGTAATTTAGCAAAGCCCATGTATATTTGTTCGGCATTCTGTACCATTTTATCATAAATCGCCTCTAATGTAGTTTGTATTAAAGCCAATAAAGGAGATAAAATAATAAGAATTAGTCCTCCAAAGACTTCCAAAAGTCCTTCTGCGGTCTTAAAGAATCCCCCTAGTAAATCGTTAATATCACCATCACCAAATATAGCAGAATATATTTCCCCTATTCCTTCCGCCATTTTACCTACACCAGCCCCTACCATTGAAATTCCTTGTTTTATGAATTCTAAAATGTTCCTTCCCCATTCTTCAAAGAAACTAGCACTTACTCCTAACCGCTTCAAAGCCTTGACTATGAAAAATAGAACTATTAAACCTCCTAAAACTGCTACACCTAATTTAGCCATAACCAATAAAGCACTAGCAAAAAATAATGCTCCACTTTTTATGAATTTAAAAAAGGACTTTCCTTTGGCGGAAAGTTTCTGTTTAAATCTATTCCATTTTCCTTGTTTTTTCAATTCACTCATACTTTTAGAAATAAATACTCCTAATTTTGATGTAGTAATCCAAGTCATTAAGTTTAATTTTGGCCTAGATTCAAACCTACCCGTATTGGGGTTTCTAAATCCACCTCTAGGAGCAGGGCCTTGAAACTTCGGCATTCCCTTTGTGACTAAAGAACCCAAAGCCTCTATTTGGCTTTTAGATTTCCTAAAAGAACCTCCAACTCCATAGAGAACCTTAGCCATAAAACCATCTCTATTCCCTCCCGCTAAAGGCTTCAAAACAAACTTATCAATTCCGGATAGTAATCCGTCCATACGATTTTTAAAGATGAAATAGCCGGGGACTCCGTACATCATTTTATGGAAGAAACCCGCACCTCCAGTGGTTCTTCTTAAAAATCCTTTTTCCCCAGTACCAATAAATCTAGTAAGTATTGTTTCTACTTCACCTACTTGTTTAGTGGTTTCTTTAGCAGATTCCCCCAAAGTTTCCATTGCTTTGCTTTGTGCTTTCATAGCAGTACTAGATGCTCTTAGAATAGTAAGCATTTCTTTTTGAATTTGGACTAAACCATACATGTTGTTGTTGATTTTTTCCAAATTTAATTCAGCCATGTTATCACTTCGCCTTATTCATTTCCTTGTTCATGGCTTCGGCTTTAAGTTCTTCTACATTCCTGTGGATATACAAAAAGTCCATCACCATACTTGCTGGCATTTGCATCACTTCTAAGGGACTTATTGATAATGCGCTAGACAATGTATAGGTGATTAAGAGAGATGCCATAGCAGGGTCTTTACTCCTACCGTTAAGGGCATCTCTCACTCTTCGTTTTTTGCTGAATCCTCGCCTAGTGCTTCCATTGGGTTAGGTAGCACTTCTTTCAATTGTGAGCCGATATACGGCGTGAGTCTAATTAGTTCTAGAGTAGATAGACTTGGTTCTGTGCGAACAACAAACTTCTCTACTAGGTAGCGGTACATTCCATTTAGGTCGATGTCAAAACTTTGCGTCTTGGCATCAATGTTCATTAGAGAAGTCATGGCTTGTTCTACTTCTAGCCATGTAGGTTCTCTAATCCAAACCTTAAGGTATTCGTCGCTTTCCGGTGACACTCTTAATTCGTGACACTTCTCTTCTTGTAGTGCAAATAGCACACTCTTATCTTTTACGGTATTTTCCATAGTTTTCTCCACCTTCAAAACCAACAAACAAACAAACGGTGTTGGTGGAATATTACTCTTCTTCTACTACTTTCTTAGGGCGACCTCTTTTTTTCGGTGCATTCTTAAGCAAGTGTAGGGCTTGCATCTTAGCAAGTTTTTCTTCTTTGGTTAATATATCAACCAAAAAATCACCCCTGTAGAATCCAGTGAGTTTTAGCAGTACAAGTTCCTATGCTTCTAGCCATAATTGTACCTTCTACGACCACAGGCCCTTTGTCTTCCGGCATAGGCCAAGAGTTAGTCGTTAGGAAATAATTGTCAAACGCCAAGTTAATTGCCTCGCCGTTTCCTTTAGTGAAACTTAGGGTAATGTTGCTTCCTGTTGTTTCGCTAGTATTTAGTAATTCATTGTAGAGTTTATCGTCAGTGACCATAGCACTAAAGGTCATTTCGTAAGTTCTTTGTGCTGGAATAGCATCCTTTACTTTACGACTTCCAACGCCAATAAATCTCTTATCTGTGAGCGTGTTATTCATTGTTAAAGTAAAGTTAGTAATCTTCAATAGTTCTTGTCCAAACATATTGATTGTACCATCCGAGAAAAAGAATGGTTCTCGGAAAGAATCAGTAGAAGAATAATTGATGAATTGTGTTTCATCTGTCACTCCTCTTCTTGCCTCATACAATTCAGTTTTGGCTAGAGAATGAACATTTCTACACATTAAATTCATACTCATCTTGAGTTCTTCGTTTTCATTAGCAGTAAGAGTTAGAGTATTGACTCGGTTTCCTCTAGCAATTCTAACGAAGTTCAAATCTTCATCTGCGTTAGCGTTATTGGTTCTATATGTGTTCGTAGAAGGCAGTTTGGAGAAGGACTGTTCTAAGGCGAAGGAGGGTAAATCTTCTCCATCTTGTTCTCCAAAGGTGTAAGTAATTGCGTTAATGATTGAACCATCTGTATGTTCAGCAGGTGCAGTAATTCTCTTCATGTCACTTTCCGAGTCATGTCCTCTAACAACAGGAGGGACGATAATTTTGGTAGTTCCTCCTTCGGTTAAGGTTCGATAATAGAAAGGTCCAGTATGTTCGGGAGTCACTTCAATAATGTGAGTATTGGTAGTTGTTGCTATGTAGTGAGCGGGAGAACCTGCCGCATCTGCCGCATAGGTGACGGTGCTTCCACTAGCATCCAAACCTTCGTGAATATCTGTAATCTTTCCAAAGAAATAGTACAACCATGCGCCGTGATTAGCCATAACTCCTATATCAGCAGAACCAGCAGTTTCAATTCCTTTGTATTGATAGGTGTAGTTTCTAGAACCACCAACCATTAAATTAGTCTGCTTAGTTTCTATTTCATTATCGGGGAAGGTAAGAGAATCAATAATGCCAAGCCAATTATCAGCATTTAGTCTAGCCGCAGAACCACTGGAAGATTTAGGGGCTGGACAAGGTGCGCCATATCTCTTGATTCTAAAGAAATCGTTGGTAGCATCAATGGTTCCTTGAATTTGTGTTGCGAAGGTAATAGTGGTGGCTGTATTGGAAGTGATTCTATGCCGAGAAGTTAGGGCCGCATTGTCGTAGTATTCGATGATACAACCAACATACAAGTCAATGACTAAGGAAAAGTTTCCAGTAAAATTAGTATCAATAGTGACAGTGCTATATCCCGTCACGCTATTATCAATTGTATTACTGTTAGATTCAATGTATAAATCAACTTCGGGAACAAATGTCACCGATGCACCGCTTCCTAAAAATATATTATTGTTCGTCATAAAATCCCTCTCCCTTTTACAAACTTACTAGGGGATTGTCTGTGCGTATCTCTTTGCCGTTAATGTCACTTTATATCCAAAGAGTCGTTTCTTTCTGTCATTTGCTTCGCTTCGATTTCCAACTTCTAATAAACTAAAGTGTGAACCATCGCTTGCAGTATAACCCCGTCGTTTGCTCTCAAGTGCATGACGAAGTATCAAGTATAAAGACCTTAACCTATCTCTTCCGTAATTAGAATCTCTTGAATTGAACTTAATAGACTGTCCAGTTCTTGCCTTAGTTGGTGTAGCCGATAGAACAAGAGTAGTGCTATTCGTGATACTAGATACTGTTGTACCATCTGGAATTCCTGTACCTGTGACCTCCATGCCTACTGCGATACCCGAAGTTGAAGTAAGGGTCATGTTGGTACTGCCTGTTGTGTATGCTCCTCCCGAACCTGTGAGCGAAGTACCAACGGCTCTCTCATCGTGAATACAACGAAGGTGTAGTGTGAAGGTATAGGATTCGTTGCGAACATCATAAAGAACCGTAGGATATTCTATGGTGTTGCCATCCTCAAAAACTACAATTACATCTTTGCTAGAAAGGTCATACCTAGCACCCTGCCCCTTCTCTAAAGTTCTAACATCGACTAGGTTTGGCTTAGGCAATGCTACTGGAATAGTACCGGCTTGGTTTAGGGTAGTGGCAGAAGAAGACCAATTGTTATCCAATAAATCTAGAATTAGAGTGACTTCATCCATAGACCATTTCCTCCATTATTGATTGAGAGATTGCCTTTTCTAAATCTTCTTCAATGAACCTAGCCAATTCTTCATCCGAGAAAGAAATGTCAATTCCTAGAATAGTAGAAACTCTTTCCATTTCTAATTGACGCTCTTTGTGTTTATCTATCAAAGAGTTTAGAGTTTCAGTAATCTTCAACATATCAATCCCTTCCGTCAAATTTACTTTCTATTTTTTTATGAATGTTTTTAATTAAAGACTCAATGAATGAATTAGAGGTTTTTGAAAACACACTAATTGTACCACCGGCTTCATTATTGTGAGAACCTGCATTGTATTCATAAACAGGATGAACGCCTTGGTCTTCTGCTTTTAATCTGTATTCTTCGCCAAAACCATCAGCAATTTCATTTATTTCGTCTTCAAACCCTCTATACCACAAATCATACCAATCTACATCTAATATTATTTGTATTTCTTCAAATGGTTTTGGTATAAAGTCGTCATTATGACGACCAACATTTGGGTTAAAACTCAATATGTAATTAGGAAAATAAATCATTCCATTGTTGAACTCAAAACCCTCAAGTCCTTCCTTTCTTTCTATTGTATCATAAAGTTCCCGATACAAACCATTCATAAATTCTACTTTAGTGTGATAAGGAATGTGAGTTTTACCACCACTGTTATTTTTTAATATGTTTTTCCACATACCAATCAATCCAACATATACACTAAGTCTTTCTTACCATCAATAAGAGCCAAGCCTTCTGCACGAAGTAAATCGTACTTTTCCTTCGCTGATATGTTTGCTCCGGTTTCAGCAATCATTATTGTTTGGTCGTCATGTCGTAGAATTTCTGCCGCTACTAATTTGGTAGTGGCTTCGTGAACTGTAGAAGGTACTCTTCCATCACCAGCAACATAAGAAACAATGATTGAGTTCTTATTATGATAAGGATACTTCTTCAAAAAGAAGATTCTTCCATCATCGCTCATCATCCAAAAGTCGCCCAAACGCTTCATATCTTCTTTGTCAGTAAAGGCTACAAGAGAACAAACTGTGGGGATTTCATTGGTAGTGGTAAAGGTTAGTGTGCTTGATGCAGAACCCGTAGCGGCTTTAGAAAGAGTGACAGTAGTTGAAGTATCAATAGAAGAAATAGTAGTAGAAGAAGGAATATTAGTTCCTGTGACTTCCATATCTACTGCTAATTTACTAGAATCGGCTACAGTTAAACTAGTGCTAGTATTACTAGTAGTACAGGACTGTTGAATAGTAGCCTTTAGTGTGCAACCTGCTCCATCATCACCGGATAATAAAGATGAAATTAAGACTTTAGTACCGTCTTGGTCGTCTTTCTGCGAGAAGAAAAAATCGGAAACATTGAGATTACTAGATGATAGTTCCTTTGAAGCAGTTGCTCCTGTAAATTGGGAGGTGTTCGATGGAAACTTTTCGTTAATCAAATCAACAATTTCATTATTGGTAGTCTTTATTCCGAAGGTAGTACAAAACTCATCGTTTGCTAAAGCGGAAACATCGTTTTCTGCTAACAGTTCAAAAGAAACCCCACTATTAGGTAGTTGGAAAATAAGAGAATGAATATCTCTAAAGTTTTCTAGGAGAGTAATCGAGGCTTGAGCAGAAGCCAATTCTCGATAGGCGTTTCCTTCCCAAACTCTTAGACTTACAATCTTTCTAATCTTCATCTGTTGCAGTTGTATAAATCCTACATAGCCTCCATAATAAGACATTATTGGATGGCGAGTAAATTCAAAATCCTTGAACTCATTCTTCCAAATGATAGGTCGATAAGAACGGTTAATTTTCTCATCAACCATTCCTTCTATTCTCTTAATGATTGAGCCGACTTGTGCGGCAGATGGATTAGTACCGGAAGTAAATGGAGTCACCTGTAGTAAATCCGATACTGCTCCAATATCTGTATAGAATCCTTGCCCTGTAGCATAGTTTGGGTTAATCGAGGTATAGTCACTGGGGGAGGATGCAACTGGCATTATATCACCTTCTCTTTTAATTCGGCAAGTTCTTCTTCTAAATCATCAAAGTTTCCTAGTATTTCGCTTATGAAATCCGAGACAAATATTTGTTGTGCGGCTAAATCATCCCCTATTAAGCGAAGATGAGGCAAGCCATAACTTGCCATTCTTTCAGCGTATTCTTCTTCGCTTTCCGATTCTTTCATTTTTAGTGGTCTTTCTGTAGGGGTCGCGCTCCCTACTCTTTCATCCCCTTGACCTTTTACTTTTAGATTAGCCATTTGTGTGAATTTTAATTCAGTATATTCATGGGTTATTTCAATAATAACTTCATTCTTTGCTCCTAAAACATCTCTACTAATGGCATCAGTAAATCCAGCAGTCATAAACTTCTCTATTTTAACTAATTTAGTTTCAGTTTTCTCGGCTAGTATTTCAGCCTCTGGAATCCGTTGTTGGTCTTTCCATTCAGTATCATAAGAGTTTAGTTTTTTATACAATCTTTTTGCTTCCTTTAAATCTTCATCGTATAGAAGACCATCTTCCCTCTTTTTATTGACTAGAGATAGTTCTTTGAATGTACTAAGAATATTCTTTTTCAATTGGGCTACAGCCCTTCTAGGCTCAGTAGATTTAACATGCTTTACTAATCTCTTCACTCCTTCTGTTATGAAATCGTGAGATTTTTCTTCGGTCAATTTTCTTGCACCCTTACTTTTAAAATCCAATGTCAATTTCAAATTATTAGAAATGTCTAAATCTAAAACAGATGGTAATGTGAGAAGGATAATTTTAGCAAGAACTCCTGCATCCAAATCCAAACTTGAAAAGGTTTCACCAGCAGTATTTTTCATAGACTTAATTCCAGCAGAAAATAATTCACTAGCGGCTTTGTCTAATTCATCCTTGCCTTCTAAACTAGCAATGGCCTTTACTTTTTCTGTATCAGTTTCAAGTCTAACAACTTCTGCAATACCTTGCTCTCTAAGCACTTGCGCTTTTTCATCTAAGTCTATTTCTAAAGTGAATTGTTCTCCCTTGAAGAATTTCTCTTCTGTGAATTTACCTTTAGCCTCTTCTAATCCAGCGTCTACTGCATCTAAAAGAACTTTACCTAGGCGCACATAGACTTTATCTTGTAATGCAGATAATTCATCTAGATTAAATAATGGCGATAGTTCCGCCGCAATGTTTGCCTCGTCTATATCTTCACTAGTAGGCTTTCTAAACTCGGAAAAAGAACCAAAGCCGGAAACTCTTTTCAGTAAATTAGGAGCATCTAAATCCTTTATTGAATAATTAAGTAGGCTAGGAATTATTGGAGTTTTGTCTCCCCCTCCCCCACTGTATTCGTCTTTCAATTTGTTTTTCAAATTATACGATTCATCATTGACAATACTAGCAATAGTTCTTTGTTCTAAAGGAACTACTATTGCTTGTAATTTATCAACAAATTCTTGAAAGTTTTCTTCTGTTCCATCGAGCGAATCTAAATCGTCTAAAATTTTAGATTCGCTCGATAAGTGTTCATCAAAAATATATTCTACAATATCCTTTTCTAAGGTATCCTTATCTAAGTTGTAAGTCGTTGTACGATTTAGTTTGAAATTGACCAATGTAAATCACCTTCACATTAGCCACTTGCCCCAAGCCGCTAATTTCTGTGCTTTTTGGGCTAGGTGTAATCCGCTTTGTGGAGGCTCATAACTCATTTGTCCTGTGCTTGGGTCAATCCAATATGGCCTACCATAGTTGTCTTGTCCACTAGGAGGAATAGGGTAGCCGCTTCCGTTGTTCATTGCTAGCCCTGTTGCTCCATATGTTCCTTGTTGAATTGGTTGTTGAGGCATACCTTGTGCGGGATTAGATGCTCCACTAAATCCTTGTGATTCTAGGTATTGTTGTTTAGCCATTTTTCTTTGATTGATAATTTCCGAATTGATGGCAGAATTTAAGATAGCGTTCATATCCAAGTCAATATTTTCTTGAGTAATCTGTTCGTATTCTCTTAGACTATCACTACTAACCTTCATGTTTCCAGTAGTAGAATCTTGATAGAACTCTAATTTAGTGAGCATCTTACTAACGCTCCTATCAATTACATCTTCCATCAACTGCTCCAAACTAGATAAGAACTGTTCACCATGATATTGAAAGAACTCTTCCACATGGTTCTCTTGTAAAGACAGAAGATTATTGACCGTCTTAAATTGAGTATCATTCTGCGCTTGTACTGCGCCCATAACTGCTGTATTGCTTGTTCCAAAAACGCCCATCATTGTTCACCTTTTTTTATAATTTCGCCCATTCTTTCGCTTGCCAATCGTATTTCTAAGGAGAGTCTGTTTAATTCTTCAATGGGTTTTTCTTCTCCTTCGGTTTTGGGTGGACTTATCGCCCAACCAATCGCCGCTAGAGAAATAACATCGGCCTTTGATAGTGTGGTAAGTGGTCCCTTAGATAAAACTTGGGGCATTCTAGGCTTTGGAATAAACGCTTTGAAATCAAGACCATGCTCATCTGCTAGTATCTGTTGTTGTAGCATTTCCAGTTGTCTGTGATGTGTAGCGTGTTTGGGACAGTAAGTACCTCGCATCGGCCTACCTTTAGTCACATGGCTTAGGGGAATAGGTGGCCTCATGTAATCTCCGTTATCCCAAACATGGTGGACACCACAGACAACACAACGGTCTTTTAGATTAAATTTCCAGCCGTACTTGATGAATAAGAATTTCTTTTTTTCTGCATTGAGTACTTTGGTAATCTCTTTCAGCATCTTCTTTGGTTTAATTTGTACGAAAGAATATTCGGAAACCGGACCTGCGGCTCTTGCGCTCATTAGAGGAGGCAAGAACGAACTAGCAAGACTAGGATTGTTGGCGATTAGGTTGGGCTGTTGAAACATAATTATTCCTCGTTTTCTTTTCTTTGTATAGGTTTCTGTCGCCTCTATGCGCTACCATCTCTTACCTTTCTAATTGCTCTCATGGTTTCATCATAAAGCCTAGACAACATTTTTTCCAACTGCCTGTCTTTTTTACCTACTAGTTTTCTAATGTGATTATTAACCTGAGACATTACAGACCTAACTGAACTTTTTGTTCCATCTAAATGACTCAATCTTTCGTAGTCCTTTCCGCTTCCAAATGCAAATGACTCATTGATAATAGCATAGTTATAGAAAATTTTAAGTTTTTCACCAATAGAATCTAATGTTGCATTACCTTCTGCATACTGTTTAACTATAGAGTCCAATTCCTTAAGAACTGTATCCATGCTATTGCCTAATTCTTTTGCATATTCTCTGTGGGATAATTCATGCGTCACTACATTAGCAAACTCAACAACTCTTTCCATATCGTCATAGCCTCTTGCTACTGTATTAAAATTATCTAAGTTGATTAAAACCTCATCAGTTTGTTTATCATAGACCCCTTTATATCCCCCTTCATTAGTGAATCTGTCCACTTTTAAAATATCCTTCCACATAATATCAGTAATCCTTTATCATTGTAATAACGCCCTTGTAGACCATTTCCGGCTGAGATTTAGCGGAAATAATATACTTGTAAGTTGGTATTCCCTTATCGTTTAACTGTTGCATCCCATATTTAAATGGAGCGAAGATTGAATGCTTAGAAATATCCACATCTTCCTTGTATTTATCTCCCCAAATGTCATACTTGTTAGCCCAAATACCAACGGCTAGGGGGTAATCGGTATTCTTTTTCTTTTTACCATTGGGCCAAGTTTGACTACAAATAGCATCAACTAAAAACTTCCATGCAAGTTGATGGTCTAAATTAGCGGCAGAATCTAAATGTCTATGGTCTACTACAAAAATGACATATTTGACATTTCTACTTCGTATATCGTCAATCCACTGCTTCCAATAAATTGCTTCCCCACCCATATCTGCGGTCTTAACAGTGTGGGTATCTCCGTCCATCTTAATTGTTTTTCTAGAAGCCCTTTGCCTACCTACAGTTCTATCTCTAATTTCCGGTACTTCGCCTCTCGTTCTAAGTTGATGATGTAAAGTAGTCTTACCTACCATTGTAGCCCCGTAGACTCCAAATTGGATAGCGTGAATTCTCTTGTAAAATGCCACTGTTGCTTCAATACAAACTACAGCAAAACCGGCTAGAACAGACATTTGAATACCTCAATGCCATAAATAATCCCAAAAACTTACTGTCTTATCTATGAGCCAACCCATAATACTAATGTCGAAAACGACACCTATTATATTACCTACCAAGAAAAAAAATAAAGTAGAACAACCGCCCCAAAACCATGCTCTCATTTTAATAAAAAACAAATCAGCAGAATGCGCTCTTTGTTGATTATAAGCATAGTCGGAGTCACTGAAACCCATTATGTCGCCAAGAACCATTCAACCACCTCATTGCAGGGTGGCTAAGAAATCGGCTGAAACTCCCTCAGTTTCATATTGCGGAGAAATTTGGGGTATTCTATTAGTTTGATTTTCGTTTTGAAATGTCTTCAAAGAATCTTGCATCTTCTTTCTTTGTTGTTCATCTTTAGCGATTCTTTGCCAATAAGCAGTAATCCTTCTGTCCAAAAGCCACATCTCAATTTTGTCATTAAGAGCCAAGTCAAATAGTGCCTTCATTACCATAACGGACCCTACTGTAATGAGTCCAAACAATACGCCGTGCATTAGAATGGTATATGGAAAGTTCAAACCGAATTTAGCGTAGAAGAAAACATTCGCTCCACTAACTGTACCTACGAATAGGATAGTCATAATCAATCGAGTGTCGTGATTCAATGCTGGCAATTAACCACCTCAATTAAATTCCACTGAAATGTGTGCAGTGGAAGAACCGGCTTCTGCTATTTCCAAAAATATACCGCTAGTGCATAATACACCGTGCATATCATATTCTAGATTATACTGTCCTGTGGTCGTATTGTGAATTCTAGCAATTTCTGTACCGCTATTATCTTGTCCATCAAACACTTTAACGGTCACTGCCGCATTGCTAGCAATAACAATGTTAGCGTGAATGCTTTTCAATCTGCACTGCGTCTTAGAAATTATTGCGCTTGCCCCAAGGACTCCACTGCTTCTGCATGTATCTGCCATAACATCACTTCTTAGATGTTGGTAATTAGCCCCTCTTAATGAAGGTTGTGTAATCACTCTTCTTCTGTAGTGGGTTCTGCCTTGGTAGTAGTCTTCTTAGTAGTTGCCTTTTTAGCGGCAGGTTTCTTAGTAGACTTTCGGGTAGCCTTCTTTGCAGTAGCCTTCAATTTCTCCGGAACTGTTGTTTTTGGAGGAAGTGGGGCTAAGGTATTAGCCAATGTTTCTTTGGGGACTCTAAGGTATTTAGATAGGATTTCTTTTTCACGGTTAGGTAATTTTTCGATTTCCTCTCTATCCTCGGAAGTAAATTGAACTACGCAGTTCTTACCCCCAATGTAATGTGAAGCAACGAAGGCCGAGATTGTAATAGTCTCAGCCTTCGTCACTTCCATAAAACCCTCTACCCCGTTTCGTAGTCTCAAGGTTGGAACCTTACAAGACTCGCTTAAACGGATGGTTGCCAAACAAACACCTCAAAGAAGTCCTGTTGCACGAACTCGTAGAGTTCCCAAGTCGTCTGCTAGAGCCTTAACTCCGGCAGTGTTAGCCGCCGAACCAAGAGTGAAGCAGTAAAGGTAGCAGTATGTACCATCCGAACTAATGTCACCAACAATCCAGTGAGCATCCAACAAAGATGGGTTAGAAATCTCAACTTGTGTGAAGGATGCCAAACCGAAGTCAGCCGCCAATAGTTTTTCACCAACATGGAGAACTTGTTCATCTGCATTGCCGGTGTTAGCGGAAAGAGCAGTTGGTCCCGATGTTGTTAGAACGGTTGCAGTTAGCGTAGCAATCTCAAAGACTTGTGAGTTGTTTGCCGAAGCAGAGCCGAGAATAGTCACATAGTCACCTGCGGCAAAGCCATCAGTAAGATAACTACCAGCACCTCTTGTTAGTGTATCAGGGTCAGCATCAGCCGCAGTAATAGTTTGACTAGCGGCAGTAGCAGGGGAGCCTGTTCGGTAAGACGAAACAGCAACACTCGCTAGTGAAACATATTGGTGTCCCACAACGAATGGCTTTGCTATACCTTTATGGTCAGCGATTAAAGTAACAGCGTTTGTCACTTTATCACCTCAAGCCACATTGGTAATCTTGCCTTGTCCCTTGAAGAAAGAGCAACCAACTTCACCAATAGTTCGGTAAAGTGCTTGGTTGCCGAGTCGTCCCACACCGAATGGGTTTCCGTTAGAAACACCGTCTTCAAAGTATTGAGTCGGCTTAAGAACAGAGAGCCATAGATGGTCAGTATCCAAGAACAACAAGTCGCTAATTCCACTATCGGAAGCGTTTAGGGTTGAAGCCATGTCCTTAACAGGAATCAATGGAATGTCGTAGTAGGTTGCCACACGGAAACCAACTTCTGCACCCCTAATACCACGAACACCATTATGAGTAGGAACGATTTCCTTTCGGTCCATGAATCGCTCTTGGGACTGTAGTAGGTCTGCAATTGCTTGGATAGTATCGTATCCAGTCAAGATAACCTTTGGAGAACCGCCAGCAATTCGTAGATTACGAATCATGTTGTTAAGCAAAGTAAGAGTTAGTGGTCGAACCGAAGATGCGGCGTAAGAACTGTTGAAGTCTATTTCTGCATCAAGGAAAGAAGCCGCAGTAAATCGCTCATCGCCATAGATTTGAGCAAGATTGTTTGTAGCATCATTCATTGTATCGGTCATAAGAACTCCACCGTCAGCCGCTAGAAGTTCTGCTCGGCTTGAAACAACCTTCATCAAGGAAGTGTAGTTTCGCTCAATGTTTGCTAGAGCGGAAACTTCACCATAAACTTGTAGAGGCATAAGGAGCATCTTGTTCTGTGCTTCTGCGTGTGCTTTACCCATATCTTCACGGATAATAGCCCGAATATCACCGAGTCCATCATCAATTTGAGCCATTTCCATTGCTAGTTCGGAAATATCGAACTGATGTGCAATGGTTTTAGGACTCATAAAGAGTTGAGCGTAAGTTGGGGCCATAGAGCCAAGTCCGTCAGCCGCAGTAGAAAGTCCTGCGTTTTCTGGAACACCACCAATTTCGTCAGCGTGTGGGTTATCTCCACCAATACCGTTTGCTGATGAACCGTCACCTGTAATATCAACTGCTAGAGTAGAACCGGAACCACCAAATGGTCGGCTCTTAAGAATTCTCCAACCGGAAGAAGTGTAAGGTCGCTTTGATAGCATAGCGAGAGCATTTACTTCTCGGTTTAGCATTGACCAAACTTTCTGTCCGTAAAGTTGGTTGTAGTATCCAGTTGTAGTACCGATACCAGTCAAGCCGCTTGCGCCAGCGTCTGCAATATCGTGTGCAGTGTGTAGTCCTTGAACTGCACCTGCTTGTTTCAATACAGAGTTTCCACCAAAGGCAGGTAGTCCGTATGTCGCCGCTTCTAAGTCTCTAATTGTGTTAATGTATCCCATTTAATTCACCTCAAATATTTCCGCCAACGGCTTTGTGAATGTCGCTCCAACTCATGTCAGCAATCTCTTCTGTTGAGAAAACCTTAGTTGTTGTTGCGGCTTCTGTAGCCTTGCGAATCGTGTTCTTTTCTTCTGTAAGTGACTTACGGAGTTCGGAGAACTCTGCGTTAAGTCGTGCGATTTCCGATTGTGCATCGTATTCTGCCTTAGCGACCATTTCTGCTCGGTGGCTTTCTTCCTTAGCGAATCTCTTAGCGAAGGTTTCTTCTAGAGTTTCGAGTCCCATCTTTTCAAGTTGTTCTGCTCGGTATTGCTCGTAAGCCTTCTCGATGTTTGCTGAACTTAGGTTAAGGGTTCTAAACTCATCATTAGTGAAGTTCTTTGAAACCATTCCTTCTTTCTTTGCTTGTTCTCCGGCATCTTCAATGTATTCTCCAGCACCGCCAAGGTTAGTCTCATCGTTTCCGTCGAGAGTAGTGGCCTTCTTTGCTTCATCCATGTATTCCATAGACTCGGTATCCATCATTTCATCTTCCATCTTCTCGTCCAATGGGTGAGGTGCGCCTCGCTCCATTGACGGTTCTTCTTCTTCTTTTCGTAGAGTATTAACTTCTTCTAGAAGAGTATCTAGTTCAGCCAATGCTTTTTCTAATTTGTTCATTGTTTTGTCCTCCTTTAATATATCGAACCTCGCTTCGGGGTTGATACCTTTTTCGCATATTGTGACTTCGTGAAGTTCTAGTTTGCTTATCTCACTATACTCCCCTAAATCATCATGGTGTTTCTTCACTTTTTGTAGTGCTTGCCCACCTATGCTAAAAGACCTCAACGACCCTTTGCGAATTCCTCGGTTTATTTCCTTTGCTTTTTCAATATCATCTCTTAATTTAATTACTACGAAGAACCCAACATCATCTACTTGGGTCTTCCATAGTTTTCCATTGCTATCTCTATGAGATTCAACTACTTCTCCAACTTGAACATTGGAGTGGTTAGTCATTACATTGCGGAACTTATTATGTCCCATGAATTTCTTAACTGCCTCATTTAGGGCCTTTAGAGTGATTAAGTCGTTTTGCTTATCTACCATTTCGATAGAAGCATAGCCGCCAATCATTAAATCATCATTCGATGCCTTCAAGATGGAGAAATCATTCTCCTCCATTGCAGACATAATCATAGACATGATGCTCAAGCCGTCTTGTTGTAAATACACTATTTAACTAGTTCGGTTGTTTTGTGTATTTTAAGTCCTTAAACTTGTCTTCATAAATATTCCAAATACCTTCATCAGTGTCCTTATCAACAGGCTTCTGTTCATATCCTGTCCACGCTAACCACATATCCTTGCCTTCTACAGGAACTACTCTAAAGTGAATCTTAGTTTCAAACTTATTTCCATTTAGAATATATTCGTGGTATCCGTGTCTTTGTACTCCGATTTCTACATCTCCAAGGTCAATCAATTTCTCCTTTGAAACATTTGTAGAGATTTGAGCAGGGAATTTATTGGCCTTTCCAAACAAAGAGAATATATCATCGTCGGAGTCTAGGTCAATATACCAAGATAAGTTCTCTCCTTTGTAATTTACAATGAAGTCCAAGTTTCCATCCTTTCTAGAATAGACTTTAAATTCAGCCTTTTCCGACTCTTTTTGAATTTCACTATCGTCAACAGAAATCTTACCATCACTATATGACATTCCTTCCGAGGCTTGTATCCAAGAACCAAGCCTATTCTTATCGCTTTCTAGAACTGATTCATAATCCCCTGCATGATTACTAGCCAAAAAATTATGCAAGTCTCCTATGGTCTGTGGCTTGCCCTTTCCTTTTACAAACTGCTTAATAGACGCTCTTAATTTTCCTTGAATGGTTTTTAGAGCCATCTCTGCTTCTTGTTTCCACATATCTAAGTCTGCAATAGCGTTCTTCGACATTAGATTATTTTCATTAAATCCGTAAATTGTAAATCCATCCATGCTCTTAGCGATTAAAGTAGCACTACCATGTATGTTATCAGTAATTGTTATTCCTTTTTTTAGTGCTTCTACTTTGTACTTCAAAGACGGCTTAGTATCCTTAGATAGTAGTTCTAAAGTCACAATCTTATCGGGAGTAGCGGCCTCTGGAACTTCGATTACCTTAGCAGAATAGAGAGTAAATCTACCATCCGATTCTTTTACTTCATCTACCTTGACTCTAATAACTTCTCCAACCTTAACATCTATCTTGGTATTTAGTGCCTTACCTACATTCATGTAGAGTTTGTTATTCATTTCTACAATGTGTTTTCCTTCTTCTAGAACTGGGCCAGCCCCTAAAGAATAAGAGAATAGACCTGACTTAGTAGACTTCTTATCTAGAACTAGCATATCTAAATCTACAAATTTCTTCCACTTAATCCACTTAGGATTTTTCTTAGTTCCTACGAAATAAGTAGAAGTTAAGTCTTTGATAACAACTCCTTCCGCAGTAGGCATCTCCATTATTTCCTTAGCATATTCTTCTATGTCTTTCAAAGAATCTGCGATTCTAGTATCTTTCTTAGAAGGGAATGCGATGGCATCGGAAGACTTTGCCGAGTAATTATTGAATAGAATGTTAATCCTAATCTGTAATTCATCATCCATCAAGTTCTTTTCTTCGTGTCGCATTATGTCAAAAACATGCGCTCTTAGTTTTGCTTCGGGGTATTTATTTTTGAATACATGGGCAACTGTATCTGCTCTATGTAGGGCTTTATCACCATCGAATAGAATTAGTTCTGCATCTAGAATGCAGTCGCCATAAGATTTCTTTTTCATTTCTGCTACTTGTTCAGTACATTTTTCAGTAATGTCCTTACCGTTAAATGAAAAGATTTCAACTTTATCATCAATCTTATGAATTTGTATTCTCATTCCATCGTACTTTTCTTGTACGACATAATCTCCGGAGAATCCCATCAATTCATTCATATCTTCAATATCGAATATACGATACATTGGTTTGTTGGGAGTTAGGAAGTTGGAGATGGCCTTCTCTTCCTCGGACTTTTTAGATTTAAGCATAGCGTATTTATCCGAAAAGTCCGAACCAAAGGAATTACAACTTTCGTATCTATCAAGAATTTCTTGTTCTTTGGGTCTAGTATTCTCGCTAAATATGTCACTAATAAATTCATACAATGCCTCACAGTCAAGTGAGTTAAAGTATTCCGTTAATTCTTTTAATTCATTTTCCGGAGTATCTTCATACCTGCGGCCAGTTTCCTGTGTAAATTTTTCCCAAGAACCATGATGAGCAATAAACGATTCAAACATTTCTCGTTTGAGTTCTATGTAGTCCTGTTTTAACTGCTCGCAACAATCTCCCGAAACATCAGCATCCATTTCAACTACTGCTACATTTTGAGTCACATCGGGTTTTTCTTCTACTCTCATAGTAGGGTTTTCCATTCTTTCTTTGAATTTTAATTCTTGAGCCATCATAGCACTCATTGATTTCTTTAATTCTACTCCAACTAATTTACTCCAGTCCTCTTCGGAGTGTCCGGATAAAAATACCTTCTTGAGTTCCTTTAGCGCATTCTTGAATTTAAAATTCACCTTCTTACTATCTTTATCATCGCCGTAGTGTTCAATAACAAAAAGAGGAACATCATCTAATGCCAAGTCTAGTCCTTCCAAACCATCAGTTATCTCGTCACCTTGATATTCTAATTCATTATAGAGTTTAGAAGATAAGGCATCATCACCATTTCTAATAGCATAGTGAATGAACTTCATAAAAACATCTACATTCGATAGTAGAGATTCTAGTACATTACCTTTCATTTTCTTAGAGAATGGGTCGTTGACATTCTCGGAGTCGAATCTCATTTGCTTAACAGAATCATAGACGATTTTAGCAGAGCCACTTGTAGGACTGCCTGTATCATCAGCCTCAAGGTGACGCTCATCTAAATATTCTTTGAGTTCTTTACCAAGAGGACTAAGGCTATCATACGATTCTTTAATCTTCTCAAGTATATTTCTCCACCGACCTCCATACTCTTTGGGGTCGGATTTTGCAGATAGATAAGCGACTCTAGTTTCCTCGAAGAGAGATAAAATTTCGTTAGATAAAGGAGCCTTATCCTTCTCGAACATTAGGCCAGTGGTCGCCATCGAATCACTCAAGCGTCGTTAATATCTCCAGCAAGACCATATCCGGAATGAGTACCTGTATCATTCTCAATCTTAGTATCGTCTTTTTCTGCCTTTGGCTTCTTAGTCTTAACATCGGGGTCTTCTATTTCCAATGGTAGAGTTTCTCTACCTTCTTCTTGAAGAACTTCCTTTGCTTTACGGACCAATCTAATTGCTCGACTAATTTGTGCTTCCTCTTTTGTCATTTTTTCCGGCATATCAGTTCCTCCCATTTACGAACTTTTCAATGTCATTCCAACTCATCTTATGGATAGCATCAGCATCCGGTACAGATTGATTTGACATGGATGGAGTAGGGCCATCGACAACAACAAAGCCCGACTTCATAAGCAGGTTATCTTTGTTGTAGACTGCTTGTTCTAGAGTCTTAATTCTACCGACTAATTCCTTTAGAATAATCAGCATGTCTTCATTATTTTCACTCATCTCTCAAGTCCCCCTTTCTCTTTGGATATACGACTTCTCGTAGTTGACGATACAAGACTTCGTACTCCTTACGAAGTTTGCTAGATAGGGCCACCATATCAATGTTCCTTTCGTCAATGCCGTCGAACTTCTTTTTCATCTTATCATCGGATTTAACCAAGTCTAACTCTCTTAACATGTCAATGAGTTCACCCATTCGAGTGAAATCTTGACCAAAGTATTCAGTTGGTTCTGCCGATTGTAGAGTCTTCTTCAATCGCTTTCTCTTCTTTTCATCTAGTGAGTCCAAAATTGGACTGTTTTCTTTTTCTATCATATCGGATTGTTTTAGTATTCTTTCCCACATTATTCTTCCTCCTCATTTTGTTCTAATCTTTGTAGAATTGTTGCTCTTTCTTCTTCGGAAAAGTTGCTCTCTATTCCTAACTTTGTCATAATTTTCAATATATTTCTAGTTATCAAAATAGTTATTCTTCTATTTTGTCCCTCGGACATTGGATAAAATGTAGGGGGAAGATTTGGGAAATAAGTAGAATCAATTTTTCCAATCAAATAATCAACAATATCTTCCGGACTGGTAAAATCTACACTCATCCTTTCCATGCTTTCTACACTAGTAATACCCCTAGTTTTCATTTCGTCAACGGCCTCTTCTATCACACTATAGTCGGAAAGCAGTAGATTTTGTAGTTTGTCAAATCCATATTTTTTAATCAATGGACTTTCCTTTATTTTCTCGGAAACTTTATTTCTTAGCCTTACTATTTCAGCCCTAGATAATTTACCCAATGCCTTTCTTTTCTTCTGTGTCCTAGTTCTAAGAGCAGAGGACCCCTTTTCTCCAGCATAATCTAAAATGTATTCAAATAGAGTTCTACTATCAACTCTCTTGTTTAACTCTTGATTCATCCTTTCTCCGTTTTTCATCAAAACAGTATATCCTTTAAACAAAGGAGTATAATAGTTAAGGGAATCTCCACCAGCCTCCCCTAATTTCTTTTTTCCCGCTTCGTAATCGACAAACCTGTTATCCCTAACATCGAAACCTTTTATTTTATTTGCATTAGTTTTCATTTGTTCCAAAAATCTAACTCTAGAGTCAATTACTGTAACCTCCTTTCCAAGAATAGTTTCTAGCCTCTTTCTAATTTCTTTGTTATTTCTTCGCACAGCGTTTTCATTCTTTTCCAACAATGTTTTTTTGACAAAACTAGCCAAACTGCCTTTGTATTTTATGGCCTTTGTCATTTTATTAGTGGTATTCATTGTATCCTTTTTAACCATTAAGTCTTCAATAAGTCCTAATTCACCTTCGCCTAACAATTCTTGTAGCGCATTGATTCGGTCTTCTAAGTCTCCTTCGTCCTCGTAAGAACCCACAAGCGTCAGCATATTTTTTAGTAGGCTAGTAAGAACTTTTTTATGTCTATCAAAAGCCGTATCTATGTTAGGTATTTCTTTTCCATCTACTTCCGTAGTGCCGACAGGTCTAATCTCTCTAGGATTATCAAGATAATCAGTAATGTTTCTAAAATTGTCGAGCAAAGAACTCCTAGGAGAGCCTTCCTTTTCTTTTAGTCTTTTAATCAACTTTTCTATAGTTTTCATTGTATTTTCTATACTCTTCTTTTTCTTACTGTAGTAAGCATTTAGAATAGAATCTTTTTTTTCCGGTTGTAAGATTTCTTTTTCCGAAAAAGAGGAAAAGTCCTTTTTATCTTTTACTTTAACGGCGGCTAATTCTTCTTCCATTAGTTTAATGTAAGCATCAAGTCTAATCTCAAGATTTTTCTCTATTACCTTATTGAGTTCCTTTACTTGTGTTTTCAAGTCCTTGCTCAAATCTTCTATTCCATCCTTTTGTGTAAATAGCATCTTGGCTTCTTTCTTACCTTCCTCATCTAGAGTCTTGGTATATTTTCTAAGTAGAAAAGAAATTTCAGAATCAGTATCTTCAACTTCATTTAACGCATTAAAATATTCCTTATCCAAATCCAAATTATTTTCACTAAGAGTGTCTCTCAAATCATTCACAAGAATGTCTTCTTGCTTTGCATAGTCATTGGGTTTGACCAATATAGAATGTGAATATGGTTTCTTAACTTCTTTAATTTCAAAAATAAAATTCTTAGAGAGGGCCTCAGCCGCTTTTATGTCTCTTTTTACTAGTTCCTCGAATCTCTTTTTTTCAGATTCAGTAAGGTCTACTTTCAAAAGAAGCAAAGAAATCACCACTTGTTTTCTGTCCTTCTTCTTTTCTTAGCAGGTAGTTGAACTACATCGGGAGTATCTGCACTACTTCTAGTAGGGCGATGAGTAGTATCGGGTGGTAGTCCCCCTACAGAATAGTCTCTAGATTTCTTAGTAGTTCTATCGTCTGCGGCCCTTTGGGAACGAACTTGTGCTAGTTCCTTTGCCAATCTTCTTTCTTTTTGTGCAATGTCTTCTTTCATTATGGTATTCTCCTTTCGCTTCTTCTATCGACATTTTGATTGCCAGCATCAGTAGGCAATCCCGTCATGCGCTTATCGGGGCCTACGCTCATGGATGGTTTATTTCTTGTGGTAGCGGGATTCTCTTGAGGCTTACCTCCTCCCTCTAACATTTCTCTATTCATCTCATCAATATCTCTTTGGTCGAAGTTAGAACCTACTAATCCATCTACACCGGATTGTGACTTAGCCTCTTCTCCTTCTTGAGGAGGTTCCTCTTTAGGCTCCGGTTTATTGAAAGTAAAGTTTCCATCCTCATCCATTTCTACTTCAAATCCTAAGTTCTTAACAGAAGCCGCAATATTGACTTCTAATTCTCTTCGTCTAAGTCCAGCAATTTCATCTTCTTCTTCCGAAGGAGGCAGTTTCAAATTCCAATCAGTAATACCAAATTGTTTTGTTAGGAACGGGAAGACATAATTATTGTAGACATTCTGTGCCATTTGAACAGCACGATTTGTCACAAGTATTTGCATACCCTCATTGTTAAGTCCTCCACTCGTAGTATTGTCTGCCATGAAGACCTTACTAACTCCATAGAAAGCAGAAATTCTATCTCTCAAATCATCCTTAACAGAAACATATTCCATTTCTTTGAGGCTGTCCATGAACTTAATCCACTCAACTGAACCCTTACCATTGTCGGCTTCGATTCCCATAACTGGAATATAGTGAGGGTCTTGTTCCATTCTTTCTTTGACTCCTCTCCAAAATGCGGCCATAGAGTCCATGTTTCTAGTCTGTACTGCTAACAAACCTCTAGGCATTCTGCTCTTAGTGTAAGAAGAATTGACATAATTTTCCATAGCAATAAGAGTCATTATGTGATTAAATAGTGTCATAACCGGAGAGTGGCCGTATAGTCTACTAGGACTGTATTTACTAAAGTGAAGTATTTCTCCTTTTATGTAGAATTGTTCCTCTCCGTTTGCTCGGTTGACATAGTGTATCGGATGCAAGTTGCTACCACATTCGCTACATAGTTCGTGCGGCTCTTGTGCTACAAATTGCCTGTGGTTGATACAAGTAAATCCTTTATTTCCTCTAACTCCCAACTCATCAGCGTAAATTGCCATAGTCACTGGGTCGCCTCGGAATAGTTCTTTGATTCTGTGCATCCTAATCTTACCATTGCCATCCAAGTAATATTCTTTCACAAGAACAATGTAGGCATCATCCATGATATTTAGGTCGTCTTCTAATTCTTTTAAAACATCAATAAAGAGTTGCTCGGACTTGTTAATATATCCTTCAATAAATTTCTCAGCATATTCCAATTGCTTAGGGTCTGGCTTCACTAAATCAGTAGAGCCACATCTAGCACATTCACTGACAGGTCTTTGATGAGTCTTTTGACAAGCATTACATCGAGCCTCGTAAGCCTTCTCCCAAATGTATCCTCTTCGGAAAATTTCTTGCTTCAATTGAGTTATACAAGTACGGACAATAACAGATTGTTGAGTTATGTTGTAGACCATTGGAGCCGTCATCATGTACGACTGCTCTCTTTCCTGTATCCCAATGTTATACACCCTGCGGTCTGCTGGCTTAGGTGTAGACCTTCTAAACAATCCACTGATGCCAAACCGTCGCTTTTCCGCCATATGAACTCCCTCTCACCTTTTGTTTATCGGCCTATTTAATAACCGTATCTCACCATAATTTCTTACAGGCTAGACATTTTGGAGTAGTAATTCTTCCTTTACATTGGTCGCAATTATGCCTTGCTCGGAAATTTTTCCTACGGGCGGGGTCTTTATGAGTCCCTCCACCACGATTTTTTCCCTTGCGTTTGTAGTTGCCATATCCTTTAGCACCTGCATGAATCTTTTTACCTTCGTGAGTAAGCATCATAATTTTCTTACCTTTTCTATCGGAACGATAAACACGGCCTACTCTCATATCCTTTTTGTCTTTCTTTAGTACTTCTTCCCAACTCATAGCATATCCCTCAAATCTCTTCACTATAATCTGGAAGATTATCGTACCTTTCACTCTCGAATTTCTTACCGCCATCGGGCATGTCATTCATATTATAGTAAGGCTTCTTGCTTTTTCGCCTATCTCTATGACTTACCATAGCCCTATCCATCATGGCCTTGTGAAATCGAACATAAGGTCCCCATATTTTTCTTTTTTGACCTCCCCCATAGGTCTGCAATCGCCTACCCGTTCTGTCATAATAATACACCCTAATTTTATAGTCAAATTCTTTGACTCTTTTTAATTCCTTTTCATGGTACTCGGCTTGATTCAAAAAGGTAGAGCGATAAAACTCATCTCTATTTGTTGGTATTCCCTTATGCGGGACTGTTTCTTCATTGTCGTTTTTTAGTACTTCTTCCCAACTCATAACAATTCCTCACAAAAACTCATAAATAGTCACTGGTTTATACCCAATAAATTTACCATCAATAACAATTCTTTGCTTTTTTCGTTTAGTTCCTAACAGATTTCTTTTCTTCAAATGATTTATGATATAATTTCTTATCCTATCTGATTTAATATTTTTATGTAGTTTAGCATACCTGTCTCTTACATCTTCTATGAATGTATGGAATTCATTTGGATTTAGGACTTTCCCTTTTAATCGTTGGGCTTCTTGAATAGCAACCCTGTTTAGAAAGCCGTAGTCGATTTTCCTTGCGCCCCCCCGCTTAATTACTTCTTCCCAACTCATTTTTCTTTCCTCAATTGGTTTTCTTTAGAAGTCTTATCATCATCAATTGGGCCACCTTTAGCCCAAGTGTAGCAAGTTCTTGCAGAATGACATTTGAAATCGTGCATCCAACAGTAGCCTAATCGACCATCTTCATCTGTGTTTAGTGGCATACATTCGTCCATTCTTGGAGATATGTCAAACGCAATACAATTACTGCAATTAGATTCCTTAGCAACATCAGCAGTAGTATTCCACTTCTTAGCATATTCTTCCCAATACTTTTCGTCGCTTAGATTGAGAGGACCGTATTGAATATGCTTTTCTTTTACTGCCCTATCTCTATTCTTAGTATTGAGTTTCAAATCTTGAGTAGCCAAAGGGCATTCTAGTTTTTTTAGAATAATAGTCCAATCCATAATATCACCTTAAAGTGTATCGCTAATCTCTTCCCATTTTTTGGTTTCTTTTAGGTAAGAAACTAATTTGTTGTAGTCTGCTTGTGCAAATAAATACCTTTCTTGTTCCGGATTGAATTCTGGAAGATACTCTTTTAATTTACGCAAATCTCTTGATTCGATTATATCCTTCTCAACATCTTTAGATATAGTTTTCTTTCCTTTAAAATTCCCAATATAATACCTGTCTTCGTAATCCATATTTCTGTGTCGAATATAGATACTAACATCTGTAAATACATTGCCGTTATATATTTCTATTTCTCCCGAAGCACTTAATTCAAAGTCTTTAGGAAAACCCATATCAAACTTTTCTATTGGAATATGGCTGTCTGCTTTTTCCTCAAATAAATAAAAATCCCCATTGTGCGGGAAATGAGAAAAATACAGTAGGCTAGGTTTAAGAAAGCCCTTTCCTAGCAAAGCCTTGTTTATCTCCTGTTTAGATTTATCATCTAAATCATTATAGTCAGTTTTTTTCAAAATATTAGTCCAACTCATGCTGTAAATGGCCCCCTTCTTTTACTACTTGGTTTGTGAGTGTAAATATCTCCATCAGTGTGAATGTAAATTTTCTTTCTTCTAACGAGGCCATCTATGGCTCTTTTTAGAGTTTTAGTGTCAGCAATACTCTTTAGATTTTTCATACCTAAAGCACCACCTTCTTTCTTAATTTCAGCGAGAATCAATTTCTCCACCTTTGCTAATTCTCCTTTATTCAACAAATCAAAATCTTCACGGCTGATTTTGCCATCTTTATTTCTATCTAAGTGCTTACTTTGTTTAGGTGTCAATTTCTTATTTACACATTCTTCACAGTTGCATGGCTTACCCATCTTTTCTGTTCCGCAGTGTGCCTTTACTATGTCCTTCCAACTCATGCCCCTCTTCTCCTTTTGTATGTTTTACATGCGGCACAGGTTGGCCTACATCTTTGTTTAGTTCCTTTAGAAGCGTCTTTACGACCACAAGGTTTTGTTCCCTTTTTATCATCTTCACATGATTGACAAGAAACCCAACCCTTTGCTTTACCACTTCCTCCTCTTCTGTTGAACCAGCCATGTAATCCTGATTCTTTTTCTGCTTTGAAATTATCTCCACCTTTCTTGACTTTTCCTTTAGTTCCCTTTCTACATTGAACCATAAAGCCGGATTTGTAGGCTGAACTTTTCATTCCGTATTTTTTATCTGCTAGTTTAGCGCACCTATCTTTAGGCTCGCCTTTACTATTATGGGTGGCAGTGGCCTTAACTTTTAGAATCTCTTGCCAAGTCATTTCCTTTCACCTCCCAACATTTTTTGCAGTATCCAAATGGTCTTAAATCTATAACATCACAAGTATAACATTGACCACAATATTTCAAATAAAACACCTAACGATTTTCCTCTGTAAATAGTTGCTTTTGACTTTTACCATATTTGGACAAAACTTCTTCAATTTTATTTTTAGCAAAACCAGCACTAATCATTGTCATTTCATCTTCGCTACTTTCTTCATCTTTCATACCAGCATCTAAGAAAGACATGATAACATCTTCATCATCTTTATCTATAACTGTCTTTCTTAGTATTTCTTTTACTTTTCTATAGTAGGCTTTGAATGAAGTATCTCCAAATTCTTTCTTAGCAATCATTCCGCCAATGTTTTCCATTTCATCCATAACAGACATTTTACAATTATCTTGGTATTTTGAAATATCGTCTACATAAATACCTTCTTTAGCAAAATCAAAACCTACATGGTCTTTGTGATTCTCCCATTTCATTAACTTGAAAATCTCATCACAACGGCTTTTGTACCATTCCGCCTTCTTGTAAGATTTCTTCATTCTAATAAGTTCCAATAAAAGATTAGCATTACCTTTCTTCATTCTAAAGTGAGGCAGACACTTAGTTAATAGTTCTGTCACATCACTTTGAGAATAGAAATTTAGACGATTCACTGGCCGTGTGTCTTGTGGAGATTTTTGGTCTAAGTGTAATTTACCAATACCTCCCAAAGCCTTGTGTATTTCAGTCATAAATGCCTTGCCTCTATCTCCTGTGGCTACTAGACCAACTCTAGGGTTGTGATTCCTATCCATAGTAATATAGCCGTCCGAATCAATAAAAGCGGCAGTATAAGCCCAAACATTCTTCTTTATTTCCGAATCTAAGGTGAAGTATCTTCCCGAAACAGAAGTGACTTCTAAAGACTTAGCCATCTTAGAAATAGAGTGCCATGAATTCCTGTCGTATAATTTAGAAGGCATCCTATCATGTAGTTCTCTCGCTGATATTCCTTGATTGTCTTTGACTTGCTTCACGATATACTCTCTAGTTTCTTCCTTGATTGATTTCTTTAGAGAAGAAGATGATATGTCCTTGATATGTTTCCTAAACTCTCTCTTAGCCAAATTCATTTCTTTCGATAATAGTGAGTATTGTTTTCCATAACTAGTGTCTTTCAAATCTAATTCTGCTTCCCAATACTTGCATATTGAGTCAATAACTCTCCTTCTTTGAGATGCTTCTTTCATGCTGTGTAATTTTAGAAGGTCATTCTCATCAAACTTCATTTTCATAAATGGCTCTCTGTATGGAGTAAGCCAATAAATACTCTTGACGCACTTTGTAATGTGTTCGGAGTAGCCATCAATAATAGCATCAATGCTCTTAGTCATTCTATCTCTTGATTCTCCTTTTAGACTTCTGCGCTCTTTTCTTAGAGCCTTGACAACATTAGGAACTTCTTCGCCATAATACATCTGCTTCTTAGGGAAAGATTCAATGTGTCTTTTTGCTTGAGAAGCATTGAGTTTAAATTCTGTAGAAATTTTAGAAACTAGTTCATGTTCGGAAACAATAGAAAGTTCATTCGATAAACTGAGAGCGATTTTATCATCTAATAGACTCTTAGCATCTTCCAAGTCATTCTCTGCCTCTTCTTCTAAAGCGGCGACCTGTTCTAATCTAGTGCTAGCCTCTCTTAATTCATCTGGCGTTGGCATAATTTTCCCTCAAAAGTTCAGTCCCATTATACCCATGCCCCTATTATTTATAGGCGCATCAAATATCCCCAAATCATCTAACAATAAGAAGTTTTCACTGATGGTCTTAGTAGCGGCATTAGCCAATGCTAAACTCATTACCATATCGTCGTGCGCCCCAACTCCCTCAAATTTGCCCTTAGAAGTAATAGAAAACATAGAGAGTTCTTCTATTAGAGCAGAAGTGACTCTTCTACTTTCTTCATTAGCATAAGGTAGGTGTATCTTCTCATTCTCAAAATTCATCTGTAGATTCAAAATAATGTCCTGTTTCTTTTTCCTTGTAGTATTAAAATCGTGAACATTCAAATCGGAAATATTTCTAAGTTCTTGAGTAAAGGATTTAGCGAATACATTTGTTTCAAATAAGATTACTTCGGGTTGGAATATTTTTCCTATTAGCCTAACCTTCTGTAAATTTTCTCTAAATTCTACATTCTTAGCCCTATCAATATAAACGACATTTTTGTTATCATTCTCATCTACTTCCAATACTGTGATTACATTGTAGTCACCATCTGTAGAAATAGCAGGGTCAATACCAACATAGTACTTGTAGCCCTCTCTACGAGTAGGTTTCAATACCAAGTTTTTATTCTTGGCTCGCTCTAAATATTCGGGATTGAATAGAGAAGTACCTGTAGATACAGGAACACAAAGATACTCTCTTGTAAATTTAAGAGAGCCTATTTCTGCCTTTCTAGCCATGAGAGCATCATAGTCCCAACGATTAGGCCAAAGAGGTTCATTAAGAGCGTTAAAGCAAGGATACTTTCTAACGGTATATGCTTCGTTCTCCTCTAGTTGAGTGTAAATATCTGTATAACTGAACGGAGTTCCAATGACTCTAAGGGAAGCGGAGTGGTGTAAAGTTGGTATCATGTCACCATAAAACCAATCAGTGACTTTTTGAATTGCAGTCAAACTAAACTCCTTCAAAGGGTCGTCAATAATAATCTCTTGAGGGTGAAGACCACGAATCTGTGAACCAACCGAACGCTCAAGAATTTGATTTCCATTGGTGAGGGTAATGTTTCCAATAGCCCAACCCTTAGCAGGTTTGAAATGTTTAATTGTAGGGTTATTGAATACCTTATCAATGTCCCTCATGTGAACCATAGTCTGCTTTTGGTTAGAGGAAATGTAGAGCATTTGGTATGGAGGAGGTTGAAATATTAAATTCCAAACAACCCATGAGTGCATGAAGACAGACTTTCCGTGACCCCGACTACAAATAATTACTGTTCTTTGGGTTTGTCCCATTAACTCAAGCCATTCTTGTTGATGGCTTGCGAAATCCCAACCTAGAACATTTTCAAAGAAATAAGGAAATGAATTCTTAGATAGTTCTAAGTCCATTTGCCGTTCTAAGTTTAACCCTGCAATGTCAGACATATCGTTCACCCCTTCTTCTACTATTCTTGTTCTTTTATGAAATCGACCTTTCTTTTAAAAGCAACATAAAAATTCGACAAAGCCTGTCTAGTATCAAAAATCTCATCGAATGGCCAATCGTCCATATAATCTTCCATCTTGGTAATTTGCCTAAGAATAAAAAATTCAATGTCTTCTTCGTAGTTTTCTTCTTCAAGTACTCTTTTAATATCCGATAACCTACCTGCAAACGACTCCCAATGACCGCCATATTGATTATGTCCTTGTCGGATTTTGTTTTCTAAATCCTCGTATCTTTCTAATAGGGTTTCTTTGGTTTCAAACTTTAATATCCCTTTCCAACTCATGTCAATCACCGCCTAAATCTACCAAACATTCCTTTTTTGGGTTGTGGCTTTTGCACTTGTTGTTTTAATCTATTTAGGTAGTTTTGTGCGGCGTTTATATCAAAATAAGAATTAGCAAATTCTACGCTTTCCATTCCAGCGTTATCAACAATCCTCATAATAGAATCTAATAGAGTTTCATGTTCTTTATCATAATTTCCTACTAATCCGAACTTTCCGGCCATTCCTCTAGCCTGTTGTTTATGGTTATTGTCTTGGTATTCGTTCTTAAAAAGAATAGTTTTACCTAAAAATTTAATCCCAACATCATACCAATCAGTTTCTTTAGATTCCGGTTTTTGCATTAGTTTTGATTTGCGAGCCATATTCCAAACATATTCAAGGTCGCCACTGTTTGTATTAGTCCATCCTTGAGGACTATACCAAACCCCTACTTCTTGAGGTTGCGTGTTTTTCAATATGTTTTTCCAACTCATGTCAATCACCTAAAATTAGCCTTGACGAAATAAACTACTTCTTCGGAAACGCCAACATTAGATGAAATATTAGAGAAGGAGTCTACCTCTTCAACCATCTTTACAATATCCATCGAGGTTAAATCTAAGTTGAATCTTTCTCTAGAGGAGGTAATAATTGAGTCCATATCATCAATAGAGGAAAGGGAACCTTGTCCATAATAGATAGGCAACCCTTTGAGTATTCTAAGAGAATCGTGTATCTCTAAAATCTTCTCTTCTATTTCCGACTTTCTCAATTCATTCAGTATTTGCTTAATATTTCTGGCTCTACCGGAACCCTTGGAACTTATCTGCTGAGTGTTTCCTTTGTCTAATAAAAATTCTTTTAATGCTGCCATTACTGTCAATGAAGTGGCTTCTATTCTTTCTCTACTGACCCTAGTTACATCATCAAATTCCGGATAAGGCACACCTGCAAAGCGGAGTCCTTGTTGAGGATTTTGACCTCTAAGGTTGATTCTGCCAAGAAACTGAGCCATCTCTTCATTGTATTGTTTAATTATATCCTTATCTCTAAAGATTCTTTTGAGAGAAGATGCTAGTAATCTAGCGGCGTTGAAAACTTCTTCGTGTTCTATGTTAGGAGTATTGATTGATTTCAAAAATGTTTGAATGTTTTTCAAGTCTACATCTCTTAGTAGTCGGCCTCTTCTAGTGTTAGACCTCTTCACTAATTTTGTATAGACTTTAGCAAAATCACTAGAACTCAAAGTCTTAATAGATTTAAAGGCAGTAGTATTTTTTATTCTAAAGTCTAAATCTAAAGTCATAGCCGGATTCAAAAGCGGCTTATACAAATAGTCGTCTAGAGCCTCAAGAACGCTATCTAGTTTCTTCTGCGCTTCTTTACCTAATTCTCTAGGAATACCCTTAGCAGAAGGATATGCAGAAACATATGAGTCACCTCCTCTACCATCTCCCTTTCCGCCTTGACCCCCTCTAGGCCCAACTACAGTTCCGCCAGTAGACATTTTTTGTTGCATTGTTATTTCTTCTAGAGTCATAAGAAGAGATTGTATAGCCCCACTTATTTTAATTGGGCGAATACCCGCACCAAACTTTCTAGCGAGGTCTGCGCTATCTAATATCTGCGCTGGCAAATAAAAAGAAGAACCGGAAACAGGCTGTATTTGTCCCATTCTTTCTATGGCTTTATCCAACCTTTCTATTTCGGCTCTAGACTCTATGAGATAAATAATTTTCATGGTGTCTGCCGCTTCTTTTATTTTGTTTAGTTCTGTAGAATCGGTTAGAATACCATAGGTGTACTTAGATAAATAACTGTAGCCAAGCGGGTCTATTTCAGTCGTTATTAGATTAGAAAATTCTGTTGCATCCTCCCTAATGTTGTCAAGTACATCCTCTTCTAATTGTTCTGCAACTTCACTTCCGCTTTTTCCACTATCTCCTTCAATTTCTATACTTGCCTTGCCTAGACCCTCGAATAAACTAAAGACAGCATCATCCGCTCCTTGTTGTTGAACTGTAGCCTTACCTAATTTCACCACATACTGACCATTTGCCTTAAACAATTCATTAGCAGTATTTAATTTAGCCCCGTACTCTTCCATTCCTCCGGATTTTAGAGAGGTAATTAGAGATTCAACCGACTTATACACATCAGCGTGTTTAGGGGCTACCTCTTTCCATGCAGAATAAATAGAAATTCTTTTGCTCTTACTAATGTAAGGTTCATTTCCAATAAAAGATAGCACATCATCTCTAATGTCTACAACAATACGCTCACCTTCTTCATCAAATTGTGATTCCAGTACTTCGCTGTAGTAAGCGTCTATTCCTTCCAACACTTTTTCTACTTCCGGCATTAACTTACTCAAAAGTTCAGTATCGTCCTCGTCTAGAGAATCAATTCTTGCTCTAATTCTATCCGAAGACTTGTTTGGTTTCTGTCGTGTAAAAGGCTTCTTGACAATAATATCTTTGTTGGAGAAAGTTTGATTCAATACTTCAACAGTAATGTTTTTTCCTTTAATGGTGATTCCGGAAAATACCTTCGATAGAATTTTATTTTGGAATAGGGCTTCATCCAACTCTCTAACTTCTCCATCTTCAATTACTTTCTTTCCATCTTCTTCAACATAATCCGGAGTTAATTCATCGGCCCTATCCCTAACCAAATCCCTGTACTTCCTTTTAGTGGCTAGGTTGACTTCTTTGATAGCGGTCTTTTTTTCAGTCGCCCCTACTGGTTTGTCATTCTCTCTAAATTCAGTGGCCAAGTCTTCTCCAATTTTAGTAATGGTTCTCTTCATAGTAGGAAAAGGAGACTTCCCTCTATCTTCGATTAACTTAGCCTTTTGAAATATGGTCTTTTCTTGGGAAGCCACTCTCTTCTCTAGTTCTAATTTAAAACTCATTCAACTCCCTCCAGTAAATCGTTATTCTGCAATGCCTCGTAAAGTTCTTCTCCAACTTCATTAACATAGAACCTACGCCTCGTAGCAATGTCTTGTAATTTATCTCGAACTCCTTCTATCATAACAGAAAGAACTCCATCTAAAGAACTAGACAAACTGTTTTTGAATTTTCCAATATCGGATTCTATTTTTGTTAGTAATTGTTTGTCTGCGTTTGTTAGGTATTCATCTATTGTCTTATCCAAGTCAACAGTGATAGATTCCATAGTATCATCTAGTAGATAACTGAAATTGGTTAAGACGCTCAAACCTTCGATAGGCTGTAGTCGGGCTTTGTATGCCATATCCATAGCATATTCATCGAATTCAAAGACTCCTCTCGTTTCGCCCTCCTTGGCTCTATCAATTTTATCAGCGAATAAAGAAAAGATTTGCCTATCTGTTGGGTCGTCTAGAGCAAAGGAAACTTCGGGATTTTTGATTGGAATTGAAGAAGGTATCCCTGTTAAAGATTCAATAGTTGACATTAGTTCTTCGATTTTATCCGTGAATTCATTTTTAGGCATTTTAGTAATTCCGGATTCAGTGGTAATTTCGTTTGCATAATCAGAAGGCAACTCTTTGATTTCATCTTCCAACTCTTCTCTATCAATTTCTTCTAGTTTTTTCAACCATTTGGGTGATTTCCCTTCTAATAAAGGCTCGATAACTCCCCACATATCCCTTCTTAGATAGAAAAAATCGCCCCTATCTCCACCAAAGGCTTCTTCAATGTCTTCATTGGATATGTATGATTCTTCTCTAACAGAGGCAAGAGTAGATTCAAGGACTTCATCTCCACCTGTCATTAAAAGTTTTAACAAAACAGGATTAACAGTGGCTTTGCTAAAAAATGAAGAAGCAACATTGTGCGGTCCTAATTTTGGCAAAAGTAAGGATTTCTTTTTCATCCTACCTATTGCATTTAGGTATGCGGCTACATCATTAGCCTCTAATGTATCTTTAGGTCGCAAATCACTACCCTCTATAACTATCTTCAAATCACTCTTTCCAAATAGTTTTTCATAGAAGGGAGGATATTCAAACTCATAAACTACTCTGTCGAATTGTGTCAAGTCTTCTTCCTCTTCTATAGCCTCTCTAACTTGAGCCTCTCTTTCCTTGACACTATCATCGTCGTCTATCTCTTCTAGTAAAATAAATCCGGTTTTCTTACCTGAGCCTGTTGGCCTACCTTCGGGAGTTTCTTGGCCAGTGCCGTAAGATGCTGTATATCTCCCCCAACTAACTTGAGCCGAGGATTGAAACTCTTCATCGCTCTGTGGTTTATGTCTACTAGGATTCCCGTAGTAGTCTTCGACAGAATCAAACAAAGCATACTTGTCTATTTTTGCCTTGCCTAGTTCTCTTGATAGGTTTTGGGCATCATCATTCAAAACATAAGTCATTAACTTGTCTATGTCTTCTTCATTAAGACCCTCATTGGTAATTCTTTTGAAGAACTCAGCATTGCTTTCAGCCTTCGGTTGTGCTTGAAATAGCATGGCTATTTTTGGAGTCAAAATTCTCCTTAGTTTGGTAGGCTTCATTCCTAGTTTTTCAGCGAGGGGTTCAATGACGCTAGTAAATTCTTCTTGATTTTTGAGAGCATCACTAACAGATGAACGAACCCCACCACTAATTGTAATGGTTTTCAAAGCATCCATTATTTTACCAGCATCTCCACTAGGGCCTCTTTGTCCCTTTTGTTGTAGATGAGCAATCAAAGGCTCCTCTCCACCTTCTCTTGCTAAGGTTCTAAATAGTGTACGAGGAGTATAAGGAACACCGGAGATGTTTTCGCTTCTAGGTGCTTTCCTTATTGTCATATCGTTTCCCCGAATAAAGGCAATAGTCCACTCTATAATAAATGAACTGTCAATCTAACTTTGTCTGCCTTGTTGAAGTATCTTCCTTCGGCGGCGGAGTTTTCTTGGGTTCATTTCCCCATTCTTCTGCTGGAATTGTAGATACGGTGGCACCTTCTGTAAGTTTTTTGGGGAGTTTGGTTTGTCTTTTGAGAACACTTTTCCAACTCATTGTAATTTCTCCTACATCAATCTCTTTGTTTCAATCAAATGTAAATACTGTTCTCTTAATCCCATCTTTGAAGTCACAGCCTTTGCGAGTTTCTTCAAATTGTTTTGAAAACTAAAAAATTCAGGAGAGTAAAGGTCACTTAACTTATCCTTATCCTCCACCCTTTCGTAGTATTCATCAAATTTATTCAATAGAGCCTCACCTGCTTGTTTTAATTTAGGGTCTTCATTGTAAGTCATAAAGAAAAGTAGTTCATGAACATGGGCGTGCAAAGGAGCATCCCCGTCCCTAACATACCAAGCACTTTTCAATATGGTTTTCCAACTCATTGTAATCTCTCCTGCATCTTCTGTTTAATATCAAGCCAAATCTCAGGATTGTTCTGTGCTAGCACTTCTTGAACAACTTGCATCTGTGCAACAATAATTGTATCTTGTCGCTTGTGGACAAGTTTTCCTTTGAACTCCATCATGTATTTCAAAGACTCACGAACTTCTCTAGCCAACTTCACTAGAGCGTCTAATTCCTTAGCATCTAAATCATCTCTAGATGCTATCTCGGTGATTTTATCATCGAGCAATTGAATGTTATTTGATAGCATATCCACCTCATTCAAATCCTTCTTGGCAATAATAGCCGCCGCAGACTTTTGAACAACGGGCTGTAAATGGTGCTTAACATGGCGATGGACTTGAGCCTTAGAAATTCCAAGCCCTACACTGACCTCCTCGGCTGTGATAAGACCCTCATGTAATTGTCTCTCGTATTCCGACCTCATTGGGTCTACACAAATGGCACACTTTGGATTACTACTTTGCACATATTCTCCCATGTGATTCCTTTGATGCTGTGCGGAAGTACCGCTTCTCCAGTTCATCTTTTCATCTAATTCATCGGGAGTAATAGTAAGAGATTCTAAATCGGCCTCCATAGAATCAACATCACTGTGTTGACAAAAGGCACAACTCTTTCTTCTCATAATAATTCCTCAAAGATATTTTAGTCCTTTCTGTATTCTTCTCAACATTTCAAGGCTATGTTTTTTGTCTAAATCATTTTCAACAACTTTATACCCATCATTGTATGTGTATTCTGCTAAGGCAAAATCTCCAGCATCGTCTTTGAATTCTATAGTATAGTACCCTTCATCCATCTCAAAAATTTCTTCTTCTGTTAAATCTTCCTCGCCTTCATACATGTCTTGAAAATCAATTATGGTTTCAACTACTCCAGATTCAAAATAACCATCTTCATAATCTTCTCGCATTTTATCTTCACCGAATCTTTCTAATTCGGTGGCAATCATCTCTAGTAAATCTTCTTTTAAATCGCTTTCTAAATCGTTCTTTAATATTTTTTTCCAATTCATAATAATCACCTTATGGTAGTCCACCTAAAGTTTCCGAAACAATCAACATAGCAGTAGGGAATTTTCTTTTCAAATCACCTTCATTCCATGAAGTTTCCTTATTTGTTCTCAAGTATTCTAGAAGTTTGTAAAACTCTTGAGCCGTTCCTATAGACGATTCATCATCTCTAGAATAAGACTGTTCAAAATTTTGACTAGCATAATCTTCTGCATCTTCTAGCCAGTTATCAACTTCTTTACTGTGACTGACTTTGGGAAGTTTCATCATTTTATCTTCGATGTGGCTAATCTCTTCCCATTTGTTAGTTTCTTTTAGATAGCCAACTAGTTTATTATAGTCGGCTCCCTCAAACATTCTACTTATTTTTTCATGCTCAAAATCGGGCACTAACATTTGTTCTTCTATTGTTTGAATATCTAAATCCCCTGTTATTTCGAGTACATCTTTCACAGACTCATCTCCTCTAAAACCTCCAAAATAATAACTTTCTTTTTTATTCCTTTTATTTCTAATAAAAACATCAACATTTGTAATTAAAAACATTTCATCTAGTTGCATACTTCCAATGGCAAATAATTCAAAATAGTCGGGGAACCCCATATCCAATTCTTTTATCGAACTAGTGGCTGATTCATCATAAATAGGGAAATCCCCAAAAAAGTCATTTAGGGTAGGTTCAAGATAATCTCTTCCTATCAAGGAATATTTTATTTCCTGTTTAGATTTATCATCTAAATCGTTATAATCAACTCTTTTCAATATATGTTTCCAACTCATAGCAACACTTCCTTCCAACTTTTAATAACTGGACTAACCTTTACTCTCATGTTCGACTTCATGTAATCTTTAATCAATTTACGAGTCTTAGCCGGAGTCAACTCGATTGTGAATTCAGTAATAGTTCCTCCCAAGTCGGGAACTTTCATGTATCTAGATAGCATCTTTTGTGCCTTACCTGTAGGTGGAACCTTGAATGATTTACCGGACAGTAGCCTCATAACTCTCCCTGTACTTACTCCTTCTTCTGTTCTTGAAGTAGAAATAGCACGACCCAATCTCTTTTTAAAATCGGGAATGGTTTGGAGAGTTGCGGCAGGTTTAGAAGTTGTAATCGTAGCGATGTAGTTTTGGTCGTCAATATCTTCAATTGCTTTATTCAAAACATCAACCAATCCAACAGGAACTAAATCTCCTCCATAAAGGGCTTGGTAAATTGGCGGAGTAGCGGTATTTACTTTATCACTAACCCACCCATCTTTTTGTCTATCGGCAGTACCGTGTTTCTTAGCGTAGAATGTAGAAAGGTAGTGTCCATAGACTTTCTCCATTTCTACACCTCTAGCGTAAGCCCCTGTCTGTCGGTTATACTTCTTAGGAATTGAGAATACGATATTTTGAGGATTCAAACTAGCATCGTCTTTTAGCCCTTCGAGGTCATTAACAATTGCTTCTAGAGTTTCAGCATCCTCTTCAAAGAAAATTCCGTTAGCCCTGTCAACTAACATCTTCCTAATTCTTCTAAGCATGGTATGTGCGCCGGAATTTCCATCATTAGGAGAACCCTTTCTAGGACTAGTGACATGGTTTTCAACTGCGTACAGTAAAGAACCTTTCTTCATGCCGGAGTTTGCACCTCTGCATTTTTTCTCCCAATCCTCAAAATCTTTCTTGAATTTGATAACTCCACCAACGGTTTCGATAACAGCGTCACCGATGCTGGCAGTATTCTTATTCACATCTTTAGGCATTACTCATCCTTCCTTTTCTTTCTTCTGCCATAAGTAGGTTTGAATAATTTAGCATGTGCTGGAGCAGTAGTAGTCACGGCTCCTGCCATTCTCTCAAGGTTTTCACTATTAACATCTTCCTTAGAATTCTCTTCCTTTTTACGCCTATATTCTCTAACTGGCCCTTTTTTTCTTTCAGCATACCTTTCTCTGCTTCGCTGATTTTTCCTTTCTCTATATTCGGGGTCATTCCGGTTTTCTCTTTTTCTTTCCCTTTCCAGCCTTTGCCGGTTTTCTCTATATTCGGGGTCATTAGCATATTTCCTTTTCAATGCTTCCCTGTTATACTGTAATATTCTTTTCCTATATTCGGGGTCATTAGCATATCTTTCTTTTCTTCTTTCATATGTTCTTTTATTAGTTTGTTCCAGATATTCTGAATTTATTTGCTCCAATTTTGTTATAAATGCTTCATATTGTTTTGATTCTGCTAAATCTATAAGTGCTTTAAATTGATTTTCAGTAATCGCTTCTGTTAATTTGTTATTAAGAGCATTAGTTAAACTTCTGGAAGGGGATAATTTTTTAGAATCTGCTATTGGAATACCAAATACCTCTACAAGAAACCTTTGGAAATCATTCGGTCTCTTTAAAATTTCCCAAGCCTTTTTCATAGCAGGGTCTTCGAGACTATTAGGAACCCACACGCCATATGTTGTAGCATCTCTACGACTCAGTTCTATTTTTAATATATCTTGCCAACTCATTTCTTTCGACCTCTTTGTGGATTAGGAGGTAGTCTGCCTTTCTTTGGTTTCTTTCTTCTTTTGGTAGGTGTTTTATCAGTTTCTAAATCACGAATTAAGTTAGCATCTGCTTCTCTTCTTGCTATCTTTGCACCCATATCTCGACGAAATTCTTCCCGACGCTTTTCTTCCCTTTTTAGGTACTCATTACGCCTTTGAATTTTTTCTCTCTTGGCATCCATCTTATCGGGGTCATATGCCTTTAGTGTATCTTTCCAACTCATTTCAAATCACCGGATACCTAAACATCGGCAATTTACTAAGTTCAGCATACATAGGCTTGTTCATTATATCCTGTACTTGAGAATAAGAAGTCACCTTATCCCCTAGCCTAGCCGCCACCCTTTCTACCTTTTTCCTAGACTCTTCATCTAGAGGATTCAATAATGTAATTCTAGGCTTACCTCTAGTATGCTTATTCCTCTCTTGTAATAACTTTCCATAAATTCCCTGTCCTGTGTGGTTGGGGCTAACATAGGAGTTTCCTACGAAAAAGAATGCTCCCATGTCCTTATAGGAAGTAAAGCCCAAAACTTCACCCTCATCATTTACTTCACTAACGAGGTTTAGTGGGCTTACCTTAGTTGGATAGCCTTTATCACTAGCAGTTCTAAAATTTGGCATATTCTCCGAAACCGCAGATTCAGTTAGAACCTTGACTTCCTTGAGAATATCTTGCCACATTTCAATCCCTCTTTAATGAATAGTAATAGGTAGGAGATAGATAGGGTTGTCTTTTGTTAATCCAATCGGCATTGTTCAAGAATTTCCTTAAAGTAGCGTCTTTGAATCTACCAATTCCTCTTTGTGCCAATGAAGACTTAATTCCTCCCAAAGCAATTTCATCTACATTCTCTAAAGTGTCAGCGACGGCTTTCACTATGCTAGTGCGAATGCCCTCATGTGTTAGAGTGTCTTTCCAAGACATAACTACAACCTCAAATTTCTTTCAATGATGGGAACCAATTCTTTTAATGATGGGCTAGATGCAATGACAGCATTTCTTTTGCTGATATGATATTGTCCACCATGCGATTTAACTTTCAAGAAATCCTTACCATAGTCTAATTTTAATTCGGGATTACCCTTTGCCCGACTAGATGTATGGCTAGAATAAATCTCTCCTCCTAGTTTTTCTTGGAAGTGTTCTAGGAATGCTCTAGGTCCGAAGAATTTCAAAATAGATTTTCTTAGCATAGGAAACTTATCTCGGTTTCTTTTAGAAAGTTGAGTATCGACATAGTACCCTGCCGTACTTATGGAATATATTTCCCTATCAAGTTCTCTAAGAGCCGGAACATAATTCACCTTGTTTAAATATTTATCAATTCTCAAAATAATAGAGGACATTTCATTTTTCATCTCTTCTGTCACTCCTTCGTAATTTTCCATCATCTCTTGAGCGGCTTCGGGATATTGTTCCTTTATATCTTCAGCATCTTGTTTTTGCTGTTCTCGAAACTGTGCTTCTCCAACAAGAGATTCTAGAGCCTTAAGTTCTTTGAGTACTGCCTCTTTATTTTCCCTCGTTCTTTTTCGGTCTGCCTTACCTTTTTCTCCACCTGTTTCTTGACTGCGCTGACTTGTTCTTTGTTCAGCAGTTCTAGTATCTACTGCTGGCCGTGACATTGGCCTTGGTGCTTCCCTCTTATGAGGTGTCCAATTCTTATCTCTCTTGAGGATAGTTCTCCAAGACATAATCAAACCTCCGCATAAAACGATTCGCTGTTTGGCATATTAACCTGCCTAGCAATAACTTTCAAAGAGCCGCCCATCATTTGTAGGGCGTTCTTGAATAGGGAAATTTCCCTATCCACAATTTCCTTTTCTTCTTGTGATAGTTTGGAAGTATTGACAGAATTCATAGTCTTCTCCATTTCTCTTAGGAGGGACAGTACTCTCTTTACTTCTGCTTCCATAGTAATCACCTAATTTTAAACAGGTTCTGCTTCACTCATAATTAAACGCAAAGCATACAAAGGCCCAATCCTTTTCTTACCGGCGAGTTCCATTGCGCTTTGTAGTTGTTCTTCACTGGCGTTAAATGCTTGAATTTTTTCTACTGCCATCTCAATTACATCTTGTGTAATGTCGTATTCATGGAATAGTGTTGCCGTGATAAAATCCATTGGTCCCATCGTCATTAGACCTTTCTTTATTTCAGCCTCTTTCAAGAGTTTCTTTGCTTCACGAATATTTCTAAAATCTTTGCTGTTCATCAATAATCACCGTAATTGTTCTTCTGCTTCAATCCATTCTTCGCCCAAGTCATACAACTCATCCAAAGCATCTTCGCTTATTTTCAATAACTTACGACCCAGTTCGGGCATTTCCTTTAGAGAATTTTCTAACTCTCTACCATAGTAGGCATAATCCGATACTGCCTTAATGAAACCTTCAATGTTCTTTTTATCTACTTTCATAGCCATCTCTAAACTATCTTTAGAACCCCTTCTCTCTTCAGCCTCTCTCTTCATCCGAGGACTGACATTCATAAAACTCGTCATGTCTTCGGGGTCTTCGCCAAGTATCTTTCTTAATTCATCTTTCCAAGTCATGCCAATTTCTCCAAAAAAAAATTTCTCAAAATTTTTGGCGGAATTTGTTCGGGACTACGCAAAATTTTATTTTAATAGTAAATGTATTCCCAGAATAAGAATAATACTATTTTTGTAAATGCTATTTGGGACATTAGTAATAGCCCCGCAGTACTGTACTAATTAGGTAAGCCTTAGCACAATACTATAGTGTCTTGGTAGTTTTCGCCCCCCTTCTGCCTATTCATGGCTAAGAGTATCGTACTAATAGTAATTTCGCTACCGTTTAATGCGCTAAACTTTGCATATTTAGTAATGTGCCAACTACTAAAAACGCAGTACTGCAAGCCTGTTAGTAGTGCGCCGAATAGTACTCTATTTAACAGGAATTCTAATAGTAATAGTGGAAAAACAGCACTATTACTGTTAAAATAATAAAAAAAATTTGAAACAAAGCCATATGGTTGTGTAAAAATAGTGTTATACAACCATATGGTATGCTTTGACTACCCCGCAAAGGAAGAGAGGGGCCGTTAAGCCCCCCTCTATCTTTCTTAATACTCCTCTATGTGGAGTTGTTTCCGGCTCAGTCCCATGCTGAAGCCAATTGGTCTGCCTTTAGTGCCTCAAGTTCGTTGTGGCAATCATCGCAAATGTATTGCTCCGAATCGTGATAATCATCAAGTTCGCAGATAGCACACTTCTCCGGCACACTCAACCAATCTTCGCAAGTCTTACAAATGTCCTTGCCGTCGTTATCGTCAAATTCACCGTTATGTTCAACGCAAATTTTAGTCATTCTTGTTCACCTCTAATGATGCCAAGGTAAAGGTCCACATCGAACTCAAGGACATTCGATATTGGATTCAGTAAGGCTCGTTGTGTTGCTTCTTCAATCATTTCTTCTTCGTTCATTCTTCTTCCTCCATTACGGTACAAAACTCTTGATGGGCATAAAGTAAATCCCAATCAATGTCTTCTTGCCATTCAACAAGTGGTGTTTGGTAACCACAAATACATTCAGCACTAAATCTCATTCTTCTCCCTCATATGCTGGCACTAAAATCATTCAAATGAATGGGAGTACCATCCCACTGTTGAAAGGTATCGTTGTTCACTAAATACCATAGCCAATTCTTTTGCACTAACCTAACGCTAGTATTGGAACGCCAAAGAACACCATTAAGGCGTTCCTTTGTTGTGTGGCTAGTCCAACCACCTGCACTAATCATAATGTTGTTAGTGCATCCTGTAGGCTTCCAAGCGATTCGGTTTCCGTGAAGTACTAGTTCAGTTATCACCAAATGTCCCGAAGGAACTTGTCTAACTTCTGTGTTTCCTATCTTCATAGTGCGGTCTGTAAAAAAGGCTCTAGTGCTTACTTCTGTTATCTTTCTCATTCATCTTCCTCCATAGTGAAAATGTCTGTATAGCCGTTAGCCAAAAACCAACCTGTGATTAATTCCAACTTATCGCTAGAACAAGTCCAAAGAAAATAGAGTGGACTATCTTGAAAGTGCTTCCACTTAGCGTCAAGATAATCTTCTGTAGCGTCGGGGAATAAAAGCATCTTGAAGGAAAATTTGTTTAGTCTTCCTAGATATTTTAGTTCGTCTGCAAATTCTCTTAGTGTAGTCATTCTCCTCCCTCCCTCGCTAATAGAATATGAATATGAATCAAACGCTTGTTAATCTGCATAATCTCCCTAGTCTGTTCTTTTAGTTCCATCATTAATTCTATAAATTGCTTTTCTGTTAGCATAACCTAGGCCCTGCTCTTTTTTTATAAGGGTTGTAGAGCAAAGTCACAACCATATGGCGGTGTTCTTTTGTGGTGTGCCTCGCCCCACCCTATCGGGGATAGGAACCGATAGAGTGGGGGTCATAAGCGGGGATTTCAAAGGTCTTTTAGCCTGTTGTGGTACATGTAAAGCAACATTCTAATGTCCGATTCCTTCCTTGACACGGTGTAGTCTTTACCATCATCAAAACCATACTCATTGAGGGTGACGGTTCGGGTAGCCATGTCATAAGTGTCATTCCTTGCGATTGCGTGAGTTTCCATAAGGCGGCGGCTTTTCTGCTCGTATTCTTCTTGAGTGAAATCCATTCCTTCAACCATTTCAATCCATGCTTGGTAAGGCCCCATCATAGCGGGTCCAACTGGACCAACTCGGTTCAATACATCTCTCATCCATCCCAATACGGTTGGGATTTCGCTGGTAAGGTTGGGAACCTTTACTTCAATTTCATGCCATGTTATTCCTGCTGGTATTTGCATACCAAAACCACCACACTGCACTAATTAGGGTTATTCCAAAGAACACAACCATATGGTATGCTTTGCAGACCCCCATAAGGGGGCCGCTCAAGACCTTATTTTGCCTAATCAGGCATCCTCCTGTAGAGTAGTACCTGTTCTGTAGGCTTGCATACCTACAATACTACCGTCCCAAGAGCCTTTGTTGTAGGCTTCGAGATGCCATCGCTTGGATTGGCTACTCAAAGTCTTTCGTAGAGTTTCGGGAGTGTAAGCAATAATGCCTTCCTTGTTTTTCTTTCGTCGTAGTACATCGTAGATTGGATGAGTTGGGTCTTCGGGAACAATCATGGCCACCGCAGTATCAATGAATTGATATGCGTCCACTAGTTCATCGGGAACTGTAGGAATGGAACCTTGTGAAAGATATTGTCCATAGCCAAATCGCTTCGCTTGTTTTCGTGCATAGGTGTAGTACATCGTGAGTTCTTTGTCAGTTGCTTCTGTGTCAACAGCGTCTTCAATTGCGTTAATCAATCGGTTCTGTATCTTTGCGTCGGGGTTAGGGTTGTGTTCTAAGTGCGTAGACAACCGGTTTAGTTTGTTTTCGTTTTCTTCTGCTTTGGTCATAATATCATCTCCATTAAGGTCTTGAGCGACACCTAAACCCCCACCTTATTTTTATTAGGGTCTTTCCAAAGTTAATACCATATGGTTGTACTTTGCTAGACCCTAGAGGGATAGGAGGGGAGGCCGACTCGGATACAAGGCACTAAGGTCTATTCGCTAGGTTGAAAAACATCATGTCTAGAATTGTGTCAGTCAACAGTATCTTTTTACTTCAGTCCGTACGCTCGTCTGCGCCATTCCCCCCCTATCCATTGTAAGGTCTGCCCTAGGGTCTTTTTAAGAAACCTTGTCGGCAGGGAGTGTTTTAGCAGTAGTACTTTTCTTGGGTGGTAGTTCTACTACTAGGAAATCCCATACATCAGCGTATGGGGGTGTTCTTGTCATGCTCGGTCATGGGAAGGAGGGGTAGTGGGGCCACCATCCCCACTACTCCCATCCAACTCAATCCGTTTAGGAATAGGATTTATTGAAATTGTTTCTAGGATAGCGTCTAGAGTCTTAGTCATTGCCTTCATTGCTGTTATGTCGTATCGTGTCATACACCCTAGCACCTCTATTATTTTCATAAGGGTATCTCCAAAGTTAATACCATATGGTTGTGAATTGTTCTTTCGTGGTGTAAAACCCCGACCCCCCAAGGGGGGCCGAGGAGTAGAGCGGCGGGCTTCCGGAGTGGCTCACTCGTCTTGAGTGGCCTCCTCGTTGTCGTCTTCAGCAGGGCTGTAGTCGGTGTTTTTGTCGTAGTCGGCAATCCATTTGCCGCACACGAAATCGACAAGGGCGGTCATTGAAAGGTGGGCATCGCCACCCTTCGTTTTGCGGATTGGGTTGAAATTTGTAGCACCTTCGCCGGTAGCAATGAAATGCTTTGCTTTGGATTCAACCATGTTGTCGTAGTGTTGTCGGTTGGGGTCGTTGGAGCGCATGCGCTGAACCATCAAGTGGTCGGCGTTGTATCGCTTCAAGAGAGACTTCAAGTGGGACGCATCGGCCTTACGGTAAGCGTCTTGTTGTGTGTCGTCTTTGAGTCCTTCAAGGGCGTCGGTGATTTGTCCTTGTGCTCGTTCTGTTAGAGAAGTCCAATCTTCCGATGGACTCTCAATGGCTTCTTCAAGTGGTGCGAAGCGGTTAATTTCCGCTTGTGCGTCCCACTGTTTCTTCTCTGTGTCTGTTGCTGTTTTTGGCATGTTTTTTCACTTCCTTTGGTCGGTTGCTCTACTCCTCGACTGCTTTAACGGCTCCATTTCGGTTATAGGGCCTCTAACAAAGCACACGACCTAATTTAAACACGCCTCAACCCTATTTTTTAGGTAGTGATAACACTAGTAAAGTAATTATTGATTTAATACTAGAGTACTTCAATTGGCCTTATATTACATATACTATAGATGATAAGTTTGAACTTTCCAGCGTGATTCCAACTTGAATTAGAATCGAAAAGTGGCCTGAAAGGGTTAAAAACCCTGTTTTTATACATTATTCTAATATTCTAATTATTCTAATATCTATTCTATCTATGAGAGTGTGAATCTATCTATCACACTCTCTATAAGTATCTAGGGGTTAGAAACTTAGAAAGTTGGAAACTTGGGCGCAGTATAGCGTTTGGGATTTGGAAACGAAAATTAGAATTAGAATAATGGGATTTCGAGGAGGTCGAATGCTGTTGACGGATTTGAAGGGTCGAATGCTATGTGTGAAATGCTATTTTCAAAACACTAATTTCATTTTAGTATTTTCAAATATAAACAAAGTCACATAGGACTGTTTGACGGCCCCTTTTAAATAAATCACAGGTGTTAGAGCATCTCGATGAGATAACCGGCGGGGCCTTCTGCTTGAGTAGGGGGCCTAACGACAACGATTGATTCTTCAATCATTACTCGCAAGGGCCTCGCCACACAAAATATAAATGAGGAATACAAATGAAAATAATTGAATTTATGAGAAAGCACTACAAAGGATATAACGGAATGAGTAAAGACATTGGTTGGTACATGTGTGTACCAATGAATGTCATTGCCGAGCAATTGGGAATGACAATGGATGAACTTGGAGAACAGACTTGGTACTGGAAAGGTGAGGAAGAATGAAGAGAGTCACTAAGCATATCAAAACTCTCGCAAGCCTAATCATCGAAGAAGGAATGAACCGTGAAACTCCTTATCTTCTCGAAGTGGTCAACTTTGAGTGGGAAATGTACGCATACCGACCCTTTACTAGTGAAGACATTTATGCGGCTAGAGCATGGGTCTACAAAACATTGGGGATGGTTTCTTGATTCAAGGAACTGCTCAACAAGAAGCAATTTGGGATGAAATGCAAAACGGTAGTGGAGACATTATGGTTGACGCTGGTGCTGGCACTGGTAAGACTTTCACAATCGTAGAAGGTGCAAATCGAATGTCCGGTAATATGGCGTTCTTTGCCTTCAATAAATCCATTGCTACTGAACTAGGTAAGAGATTGCCAGACAATGTTTATACTGCTACCTTTCACTCTATGGGTAATTCTGCAATTCGTGAGAATCTAGGATACCGTAAGATGGATAAGTGGAAGAGTTCCAATATTATCCGTGAAGTGATTGGAGAGAACTACTACGCTTTACCGTTAGTTAAACTAATTAGTTTGATGAAGGGTGGGCTAGTAGAAGCCACTGATAGGAAATCAATTAAGCGATTGATTGATGTTCACCACATTCAATTTAATACAGACAGTGATGAGGTGATGGCTTTGAAGAATCTACCAATGATTATGCAGAAGATTAAGTCTTCCAATGTCATTGATTTCGATGATATGATTTGGCTACCAATTACATTGAATCTTCCATTGAAGAAATATGATGTTGTCTTTGTAGACGAAGCACAAGACTTCAATCAAGTCCAACGAATGCTCATACTAAAATGCCTAGATGAAAACGCTCGATGCGTTATTGTTGGCGACCCAAATCAAGCAATTTACGGATTCCGAGGAGCAGACTCTTCTTCTATGTCTTTGTTTGAAAACAGTCTAAAACAACTGGGCCGTACAGTAAGTAAGTATCCCCTTTCTTTAACATGGCGTTGTCCAACTAGTGTGGTCGAAGAAGCCAACCGATTTGTTGTAGACTTCCATGCTGTAGAGGGGGCTAAGAAAGGCAATGTAATGACCCATGCTGACTTTGAACCTGTCAAGGGTGATATGGTGCTATGCCGGTACAATGCTCCCCTTGTCGGTGCTTTCTACCGATTGATTGGTAAGGGCAAATCGGCCTATATTCTAGGTCGTGACTTAGGGAAGGGACTTGTTCAAAGTGTGAAGAAAATCACAAAGGACATGAACATGACAACTCAAATGTTTGCTGAAAAGTTAGACGAAGAATACGAAAGACAACGAAACAAGTTGATGGAACAAGAGAAGTTAGCACAACTTAATACTCTTGAAGACCGACACGAATGTATTTGTCTATTCGTTTATAGGACGAATACTGTAAGAGAACTCATTGCTGAAATCGAAAGGGTCTTTCCTTACAAAGACGGTAAGGGAGATATTATGCTCTCTACTGTTCACAAGGCAAAGGGACTAGAAGCAGACAATGTGTATATTCTTGCTACTGAAAGAATGCCACACCCAAGGGCAATTAACATGCGTGAAGAAATGAACATCTGCTATGTTGCTATTACAAGGGCTAAAAAGAATCTTTACTATGTTGGCCCTAAGCCAGCCGAAGGAGTTGTGCAAAATGGCTAGATATACTACAGTGACACACAGAAGAAACCGAAGCCAGTTTAGAGGTAAGAATTGCTATGCCCTTTCTGCTATGGATGAGTGCTTCGATAAGAAAGAAGAATGGTATGCCAGCGAACTATTCATGGAAATTAAGAATATGATTCACCCTAACCACATGCCAAGAAATGTTCATGCAGTAGGTTCACTATTGAAAAAACACTACGCTAAGTCTAACATACAAGATGGAACAATCCCCCACAGACAATCAGCAGACTATCGTGCTAGATGGAAGAGGCGAGAAGAATGAAAGATAAGAGAAAGTGGAATAAAGACCCCGAATACTTGGTTAGACTAATCAAAGAATATTATCAATGGATGATTACTGCTTCTACACATAACTACAACAATACCAAGGTATTAGTTGATGCCTACGAAACTTTCTTTTCTGGACAGTTGAGTGATTCCGATGATAAATTGGATTAAATCATTCTTTGTTAGCGATGAAAGGATTGGCGGGAAAATAAAGTGCAACAAGTGTGGGCTTGGTGCTTCCGTCAATATGCTAATTGAATTTCAAACTCTAGATATGGAGGAGATTGAACAGAAAATACTAACTCGACTATGCTACGGGTGCATGGAAGATATTCATATACTATACAATCCGGAATGGATACCCGAACCAATAACGAGGAATAAAAATGAATGAAGTAATTATGAAAGAATACTACGATGAAATGCTTGATGAAATACATGGCACAATTGATGTGTGCGGTATTGAATGCAGTTCTTCATTAGCATTGTATAGAATGGACCCAATTGCATACCAAGTTGGAATGCGAGACTATGAAAGTATATTGCGTGAAGCACATGCAGAAGACGGCTCTTATGCTGATGTATTTGGAGATGAGGAAGAATGAGCGAATGTGCTGAATGTAATGGAACCGGAGAACGAATCGTAGAATGTTATACCCACGATGTTCTCTATAAGGAACCCTGCTACTGTTTATTGTGGGAGGAGCGTTTGAAAGAAGAACTAGCAATTAAGATTGCTAATGTACTAGCCGAGAAACTTTCTAAAGAGAGGCTAAGTCTTTGTCTTGCTTCTATTATAGTGGAAAGGAACCACCACGAAGAAGAATCCGTTAGAGCCTTAGAATATAGTGTTGCTAATGGCAACGCCGAATATCTTTTGAATTGGAGCATCATGTGAAGCATGGTGACACTATGGCAAACAAGAGGACTATCGAAAGATTAGAAAAAATACTAAAAAATGGAAGCAAAAACACAGCAGAGATACTAGACGAGTATCGAACACGCTGGCCGAAGGAGGCTTCGGGGGGTAGCAAGATTGGTAATCTACTATCTAGTCACAAACAATTTGAAAAGATTGGAACCGAAAAAGTGACTGCTGATTTTAGTCAGTACAGTTATTCTGTCAATGTATGGAAATTGACAAATGAGCGCATGGTGTAATGGATAGCATACCGGCCTTCTAAGCCGGTGATACGGGTTCGATTCCTGTTGCGCTCGCCAATGTCGAAGTGGTGGAGTAGGTCAAACACGCAGGGCTTAAACTCCTGTCCTAAATGGTTCGCAGGTTCAAATCCTGCCTTCGACACCTACGGAACAATAGCATAGTTTGGTTAATGCTCTCGGCTCATAACCGAGTGACCACAGGTTCAAATCCTGTTTGTTCCACTCATTCAAATAGTGTAGTAGTGCTATCAATGACTACCGAGAGGGTGCAATGCCCGATAATGAGGAATAAATATGAAAAATAAAATAACGAACGAAGCAAAAAGAGTAATTGGAAATGGTGCTTTTTGCGATTGTGGCGAACACTTGTCACTTTTAGCAAAAGTAGATTATCATGAAACTCAATTGAAAATGAAAGGCATTATCCTAGCAAGTTATTCTGTTTGGTGCGATTGTGGAGAATGGGCAGAAGTTATCGAAGGCCGCAGTGATGGAAGAACAATCACTATGGAAATTGAATGTGATACTATCGGGGAATGAATATGAACATACCACAAATTGAACAACGAATATTGTTAAACGAACTAGTGAACCGCCAATCTGTAAGTAGACAAATGCTAGTAGATGCTTTGATTGCTAACGGACATTGTGGATTAGACCCACTACCGGCGAAGAATTCAGTTAGAGCAGGAATGATTGCTTTGAAGATTAAATGCAAGCATTTGGGCTTTGAACTATACACAATCAACATTGGCGGTCCTGCTGGCACTGACTACGGAATTACTGAAGAAGCCTACGAATTCTTATTGGATAACTATTCGGAACCCGAATATGATGAAAATGGTGCTATGGTCGGTTTGACTATACTCTATCCTCCCTTCTCAACACAGGAAGAATGACTATGGGAAGGGGAGCAGTAAAGAGAATCAATTGGCCTTTGATGAAGGAAAGTATTGAATTGACCTTCGATTCTTTAGACGAAAACAAGGAATATGATAAGACAGAATTCTATGACATTATTATACACCACTATCGGACACTAGGTAGAGAGAGAATAGGATACCGAGGAGAAGTCCGTCAATTCGCTAGGAAGGGTGGAAAAGATACTTACAGAAGAGTGGCGCAGTGCGTCAAAGAAAGTAGGATTAACCGCTATGGATGGAAAACCTACTACAAGAAAACCTACTTCTTCTCTGCCGATGGAAATAAACATACAAAAGAAAAAGCAAAAATAAAGAGGAATAAAAATGAATAAAACACAAGTAGAATTTAAATTGATTGATAATGAACACATGCCGCCTATGGTAATTAGCATGAATGAGAACGATGAACCAAAGGTGGTATTGAATACCCACCATAGGATTTGGATTAGTCTTAACCGTCGAGTTATTGCAGGTATTATTGATAACCTACAAGACAAAATGGACGAGATTCTTACTGGATTCTTATTGGAACAACGACAGAATGAAAAGATGGATACGGAGGAATGGGCTTGAAGTTCAAGAGAGAACTAGGTAATGGTCGATGGGACCAAACACTAAAGAGAGAACTTACTTTCTTATCCGAGGCTGATAACTACGATGATGCTAAACTAGAGTGGGAGGCCACTGGTGAGTGTTGGTGGTGGAATGGTGAAGATGATACTGAAATACCCGAATGGGTTAGAGATTATGGCTACTGTCTTTGTGGTCACAGCATTGTTTATCATTTCGCTATTCGCAATACTATCACTGGACTTACTATGGCTGTTGGTTCCGACCACATCAACTCATATCTTATCTTGAAAGAGATTGAAAAGAGTACGGGAATTGATAGAGAACTTATTACAGACGCTATGATTGAAGAATGGATTTCTGTTCGTATTGAGGGAATGAAGAATGAAGCATGGTGGTCTAAACACGGTGAGGACTTTGTTGAGAAGTTCACAGCAGTACGAGAATTGGACTTAAGGCTGAATGTGACTAATAATTGGAAAGGTTCTAAATTACGAAAGAGGGCCAATAGTGAAGGTATGGCTTCTATTGTATGGAGATGGAACCATCCCAATAATCGTAGAGCGCAGATAAACGGAAGGGGTTATCCTAACAAGTCATTATTAGCCGACCTAGATTACTTTTACAGATTTGTTGGAGGAGCGACTATCAATGGCCGCTCTTTTACAGAAGAAGAATATGCTGACTATAGGAAGTCACTAGAAGATAAAAGAACTAAGTGGACTACTAGCGAAATGTTAGAATGGTATGGTTTTTCTAATAAAGGATATTTACAAAATTGGGAATTCCTAACTCCATCCGAAAAAGATTTCATTAGGAAGTTGCATCAAAATTATGTGATGGCACATAGAAACTCTTCTTTTATGTCATTGACTGCAAATGACATTATTACTATCAAGCGTTTTATTGAATCTCCTTCACAGGAGCAAATCGAAAAGGCGCAAGAGTTGAACATGGAGAACAGCGACATAGAAAGATTCTCCAAACTACAACTAGGACGGGCTATTGCTCTAGAGCAAGGCAAACAAGCAAGGGAAAGTGACCGCTTAAATAGTGGTAGGACATGGGAGAAATAAGAAGGTGATATTATGATTACACTACGAATTTTAAATGAAACAGGACACACACAAGTTGAGATGGCTTTTTCGGAAGTCATTGAACAGATTGACAATCACCCTACGCATTGGGTCTTTGTCAATGGAGAAATGGTTAGCCGAGAAGGAATTAACAGTATCAATTGGGACACTGTTCAATCTGTTGACCTAACCCCCGCTATCGTCGGAGGCTCTCTTTGAGGTTGTCCTCTCTCCCATAACTACAACTTTCCCAAAAGTGAAACTATGGCTCTCTTCCGAGATTTCGATGAGTGTAAGAAACTCGCTGTTCTTATTCTTGACGATTTCTTGGAAGAGAGTCACCCCGATTACATAGGAGTAGTCGAAAAAATCCGCTACGAAGAGACAAGCGGAAGAGAAAGTAGAGGTAAGTGCTACATGGTTGTTTCTAGACTGAAACAAGCCCTGTGGCAAAGCCCTATGGCAGTAGACATAGGGTTCCACGCCTACCTAGAAAGAAAGGTAGTCGAAAAGCGATTCATTATTGGATATAAGGAGGTGAACGAAGATGAGTAAAAACCCCGACTATACCAAGAACAACCGAGGTCGCCCAATAGCGACTAAATGTAGAGTATGTGGTGGCTCTTTAATGACACCACAAGACATGAAATTAGAGGCGCATGAAAACTGCCTCAAACAATACAAATCAAAAACATATATGATGTGATTACGATGAGAAGAATAAATTTTGAAATATATACACAAGAGAATACGAAAACCCTAAGATGCAGTGTGCATTTTGAAAAGGATGGAAGAGAAGTTGTGTTCAGAGAACATATTTGCCCCAACAGACACCGAATAGATTCTAGGGTATTGTATTCAGCAGACCCTATTTTAGAAAAAACTTCCGAGGCATTTAATGAAATCCTAAAGGGGGCATATAATAGACATCAATACTATAGAATGAATATTGTCGATGAGAACGGCACTACACACACGGAATATCCGGAAAGCGATAATTTGTTTTTCGTAATTACTTTTACTTCCAAATGCGATGCTGGCTTGGATAGTGAGGCTTCTAGGGAAGTAGAAGTCGTTATTTCTAAGAAGGGCAGTTCCTATTCAATTAACGGCATGGCCACCCCTAGAAAACACATCGCCCCTATTCTCGCTAGAATTCTTTTGGATATTGATGCTAAAACAAAAAGAAAAGAGGTTCCGCTATCTAGGAAAGAGTTGAGGGATATTGTGGCTAGTTCTATTCTAGTTCCGGAAGACATTAGATATGTTCTTACTACTAGACTACCTTTTCAATATATGAAAGAGGGTCGAACAATCAATGTTAGATTACAAGTAATGCAAATTTCCGATGACGACTATGCAATAGAAATCAGTTCAAATGTTTGGGGTAAAATATCCCAAAAAGACCTAATGACTATGATTGGTTTTTATCGTCATGGTAAGCGAGTAGGGAACTGGAAGTTCCTTAGTCCTAAAACCCTCTTTACTCGTTTAATGAATAAGGAACCTACGGAAGCAGAAACTAAATTGATGATGGCCTTCTTAGAACAGAATCGCTCGGAGAAGTTAGTGCAAGAAAGAGCCATGACGCTTCTTGATGATTTATTGGTTCAATATCCGGACAGGGTAAAAAGAAAGGATAGTGAAGAAGCAATACGAATCATTGTTTCCGGACAAACCTCCGATTGGCTACTCTGTGGCTCTAAGTCTAATCTCAAAAGAGAAAGCATAGGAGTTCAAGCAGTTAGTACTCAAATGCTTAGAGTTAAGAGTGAAGATACCGGAGATATAATGTACTGGGGTCATAGTATTTGCATAAACACTGGAGGAAAGAACCCCTCCCTTGGCGACCAATTTGCCTCAAGGATTCTCTCCCTATTGAATGACAGAATGACTATGAGTAGAGTCAGCACTTTAGGAAGTGAAGTGACGGCATCTAAACCTAGATTGGTTATGAGTTCTAAGATATTCACTCGTACTAAGATTGATGTAAATAATCCATTCAGTTCTAAATTTGAATTAATGTGTAATAAAGGTGAAAAAAATGAAATGCTTAGAATGCCAATCATTGAAGAATAAATTCGATGAAGTCTTAGGAGAACTAATTTGTGAAGAGTGTGGTTTAGTTCTAGTGACTGAACCCTTTGAGCAAGGGACTTATCTACAGGACAGCCAAGGCTCAATTATTAGAGAGCGTTGGTCTTCCAATTTACATGAAATGGGATTACAGACGATAAAACCTAAATCCCTGTCCTTCGCTCAAATTGAAAATAAGGCAGTGTATAAAGGAGTTTCAATGTGTAGACTACTGATGGCATCACTAAAGATACCAAGAACTTCTACAATCTTTACTACTGTAGAGGAATTGTATTTGATGCTCTACAGAAAGCACACATTTTCTACTGCCCCTCTTGAAAATAGAGCGGCGGCACTTGTCTACTACTGTTTGAAAAATGAGTCACTTCCCTTCACACTGAAAGAAGTTTGTGCTGAATACGAATGCAACAAGAAGTCTGTGTTTAGGTTGGCTAGGAAGATAGCAAAGGAAGAGAACAATACCGGAGTTTTTCTAATAAAGGAATGTAGACCATTCGCTGAAAAATATGCTATGTTATTAGCAGACGAACTAGAACACTACCCTTCTTACTTAGGAAAGGTTTCCCTGCTATCAATTCACTTTGATAATATTCTCTCGAAATCTAACGAGAATATCAAGCCAAGTACTCCAGCCGCATATTGTTCTATTGTGGCTACTATGGAGAACATGAACATAACGAACAAGAAAATAGAATCGGTTAGTGGTATTGGGTATGATGCCATTGGTCGAGAAGTCAAGAGGCTTTTGAAAATAATTAATACCAATAAAAAACAAATAAAAGGAAGAGGAATAGAATGCCTAGAAAAATATTGATAATCGGAGCCGGTGGAATTGGGAGTTATCTCATTGACACCTTGAACAACCTAACAGGGAACGGAAGTTATGAGCGGGAACTCTACGAGATTACCGTAAGTGACCCCGATACTATTGAAGAAAAGAATGTGACATACCAGCGTTTCACTACAGATAGTGTTGGGCAAAATAAAGCGTTCTTTATGAAGAAGAACTATGAGCAGGTAGTAGTTGGAAACAAGTATCCAATTCTAGTTGACGACCAACTGAAAGGATATGACTTAGTAGTTTGTTGTGTTGATAATTTAAACACACGACGAATGTTATACAAGGCCAATGTAGAAGAAGTAAAGTGGCTAGACCTTCGCTCTCAAGGAAGGAATGCCGCACTTGTTTCTTATCAAGCAGAGCCTTCTTCCTATGATACGCTACTAGCAGGTCCGGATGGTTCCTTCTCATGTCAAGGAGATTCTTGGGATGGTAGCAAGGAAGGTATCCATTTCATGCACTCTGTAATCGCTAGTATTGGGGCACAGTGGATGCAACGATGGTTTGCTGGAGAGAGCGTTAATCCGTTTATGGTGGTGAATGTATGAAGTGCTGTATTTGTAAAGGCGAAATACAAGCGCATAGTCACAACGGTAAAGTCTATTGGAGCGAAGGACATAACGCACAACCTTTGGTAGATGGCCGTTGTTGTGACACTTGTAATGGTTATGTTGTTGGTTTTAGAATATTCTGTATTAGTGGCCCAACTTTAGATTTTGAAGAACAAAGGCTGATAACTATAGAAATGGCTAGAACAAGTAATAAAAAAAACGGAGAGGAAGAAGAATGAGCAAAACTGGAGATTGGTACATTAGAGTACATGGAGAAGACGACGATAGACATGATTGGGGCGAAGCAGAAGCAGACCACGAAGCACACTGTCAAGGTCTAATAGAGAACTTGATTCGCCCTAGTTTCAATGGAGTTTGGTCCGAGACAGAGTTTCTCAATGCCATTTGGAAGGCATCTACTGAAATCCTTAATGGATTAGAAGTACAAGTCGTTGTGGATGGTAAGGATAATCTACACATTTCCTTTGGCACGGCTGGCTTTGTTTCCTTCAAAGTTGACCCTGTTGGAATGACTCTACCAATTAAGTGTTGGATTCACACCCATCCTTTCGGCTCTGCTTACTTTAGTGGTACTGATTGGAATACTGTTGGTAAGTGGGAGCCTTTGATGCACAACGCTATTGTTCTAGGCGGCATAGGCCACTATGGTATTTGGAATAATAAGCACCCCGAACAACTACACATCTATCGTGACTTTGAGTGGGAGCGAAAGCAGATTAAGCGAGCCTACGCACCTAAAGAGATTAAGACTAGTATTAATGAGATGTTACTAGAGAAGAATTGGGATAGAGGCGAAGAAGAATGATTGACACAGACAAATACGAACGAAGACTTCGAGAGGCGCAACCATTCAATCACTTAGCATGGGAACTGATACAAGAAGTCAAGCGGTTGCGTGAAGAAATCGAGAGGATAGCAGGGATAACCAACGGTTATGTCGGACCAACTAAAGCATGGGCTGAACACATAACAAAAGACCTATTGGCGGTGATTGAATGATTGACACAGACAAATACGAAAAAGCCTATGAAGAATGGATTTTGATGGAAGAACCAATGGGTTCTTTTCAAGAATTCCTATTTGTAGAATATCAAAAGGCACACGCAGAAGTCAAGCGTTTGCGTAAAGAACTAAACAAATACAAAAACAGATACATCAAGATGACTGAATTAGTAAGTGATGAGGAACTCGCAGAATGGTGGAGTGATGAAGAATGAATATATTTGCACTAACTAAAGACCCAGTACTATCAGCACAGCAAATGCTGGACAAGCATGTAGTAAAAATGCCAACAGAAAGTTGTCAAATGTTGCACACCAATACTCTTTACTTCCACTATGTAAGTATCTATGGTGTTAAGCCAACTCTTGCAGAGTTGAAGAAGTTTCATGCACACCTCAATTCTAAGTTGATGAAACCTGCTATGTTAAATCACCCTAGTACTATTTGGGCTAGACAGAACAAAGCAAATTACATGTGGCTATACAATCATGCTGTTGCGCTTTGTAAAGAATATACATTTAGGTATGGTAAGATTCACGGAGCAGAAAAAAGAATTGGAGATAGTTTTACTTTCTCTTATGACGAAGAAGACTTGACTCCTGTATCTATTGCTATGGCTGATATTTACCGCTTACCTAAAGAAAAACACAGTTGGGACTTTGTTATCAAGTCATATCGCCACTACTACCTACAAGGTAAGTGGGACTTCGCCACTTGGAAAAAGAATAGAAGGCCGGAATGGTGGCCTGAAAACCACTACCATAACATGATAAAAAACAGAAAGCCCTTTGGAGGCAATTGAAATGAAATACACACATGAAGATATTGGAAAGATTGTAGAAATAAAAACAGAAAACGGACATTACATTGATGAGAGAATAGTCACTACTTACTGTAGTGTTTGTGGTGCTTCTTTCATAGGAACTATTAGAGAAGCAGGTGGGTTTATTGCTGGCCATGCTTCATTTCACACTTGGGAATTTCAAATGGAAATGGAAGCCGACAATGGAATGACTGCTTAATATTGTAGGTTAAATACTGATTGGAGATGAGATAATTATGAGAGCAATTGGAGAATGGGTTATACTGAAAACAGAAGAAGTTCTTAGCGAAAGTGGCATTGTTTCTATCAATGACAACATTGCATTGGTACATGACTGCCAAAAAGACGGTAGCCTAATTGGAAAGAAAGCGATTTACAATGCAGAAAATAAGCATTTTACTTACAATGAATTTACTATCGTTAGGATGGAAGATATTATGGCGGTGATTGAGTGATTCTAAACGGAAATGAAGTAGGGGAGAAACTACTGGAGGGTATTAGTTTAGTCGCTGATACTGTAGCCCCAACATTTGGGCCACAAGCGAAGACAGTTATTCTACAAGGCAACCCTCCGGTTGTCATAAATGACGGAGTGACTATCACTAAATATGTTCGTTCCGAGGACCCCTATGTTCAATTGGGGGTACAACTAGTTCAAGACCTAGCATCGAAAGCCCAATCAAAGGCGGGTGATGGTACTACTACCGCCTGTATTTTGGCTAGAGCATTGTGTAAGTCTCTACATAGATTTAGAGATGCTAGAAGTATTCACGAATGGAGAAACTACCTAACAGAGGTTAGAGATGGTCTTCTTGGTTATTTGGATAGTAGAAGTATCCCCGTCGCTGATGATGATATTCAAAAGATTGCTACTATTGCGGCCAACAACGATGAAAAACTGGGCGAACTTATTGCCGAGGTTTTCAAAGCAGTTGGCAGAAACGGAGTAGTTTCTGTCGAAGAAAGTTTAGACTTGAATACTTCTTTTGAAATTAAAGAAGGATTAGAATTAGAGAGCGGCTACATTAGTCACTTGTTTGCTAATCGAGATAATGGAGATTGTGTTCTAGAGAATCCACTCATCTTATCCACTAACAAAATCATTAGAAAGTTCCAAGACATTTTACCTGCTTGTGAATATGCTTCACAGAAAGGAAGGCCTCTACTATTAGTCTGTAGAGGATTGCAGAACCTAGCACTACAAAATGTACTATTGAATGTAGCACAAGGTAGGCTCGATGTAGGAGTAATTGAAACTCCAAACTATGGTGACGCCCAACTAGACGAACTAAAGGATTTGATTGCAGTAGTGGGTGGTAAAGCCTATGCAGAAGAAGCAGACGACGACCTAAGAATAGTCAATGAGAATACTCTAGGTAGTTGCACTAAAGTTGTGATTGATAAAGTCAAGACTACTATCATTGGTGGGGACGGAGGAGAGGCAGTTGTTGAAAGAATAGAAGCCTTGAGAAAACTTCACGAATTGGGTACGAATGACTTTGTGAAAGAAAGCATCTCTAAAAGAATCTCTAGACTTAGTGGGGGTATCGCAGTAATCCGTGTAGGTGCTGGTTCTTCTGTTGAAATGAGAGATACTAAGGAGAGGCTTGACGATGCGCTTAACGCAACCAAGGCCGCACTAGACGGCGGTTATATTGTGGGCGGTGGACTCACTATCCTAAGGTTCCAACAACATTGGCCTCAAGAAAAAAATATTGACCATGAAATGTCAATGGCAACACTCCTATCTCCAATAGATACCCTCATGGGTAATAGTGAGTTTCCTCTAGCCAATTATGACATTGTAATAAATCGTTGGATTGAAGGTAAGCAAGGTTGGCAAGGATTCAATGCCAAGAAAGTTGCTGTTAGTGATTTATTGGTCGATGGAATTATTGACCCAACTCTTGTCACAAAGAGTAGCATTTCTGCGGCCTTCTCTATTGCGATGATGTTTTTAACAACCGATGTAGCAGTACTTCTTGAGTGATACTATGAAGAGAGCCGTGACCGTGACCTTACCTGCCCCTTATGCGGCAGAAATAGCCTGTCCTATATGTGAGGGGAACAAGTGCCTTGTCTGTAAAATGACAGGGACAATGAAGATTAAGGTCGCACCAAAGATACCAATACAAAGAGCGCACATCATCAAGTATGTGGTTGATAACTTAGTAGAGGTATCCGCAGAAGTCACAAGAATGTACGGTTTAGTTCCGGAGATAAACACTACTGAAATGGTTGAGGTCAATGGAGAGCAATACGAGATTGTTCAAATTTCAAGTATGGGTGGGGCTTGTTGGATTGCCAACTGCCTATCTAATTTAGAATCCCCTCAATACTTCACTAGTAGAAAGGCCCTTACTACCTTCAAGGAGGGAATGCAAATTGAGTGAACTAGCATTCGTAGGAGAGATACCTAGAAACAGCGAAGACTCGATAAGAGTCTACCAAGGAAACTATTGGAAGATTGATGTAATAGATTTTCGTTGGTATAAAAATGATAAGCCTACTAAGAAAGGGATACGAATGAACAAAGAGGAAGCCTTACTTCTATATCATATGCTAGGAGAAATATTGGAGGAAGACTAATGAGGACATTGAGAAACAGAACTAAGCAGAAGAACTTTGTAAGTTGGTGTAAGACTGTAGAAGTATCAGCAGAATTACCACATAAGGAAAGAATGGCCTTCACTGAATCTTGGCCAGTGGTTGCCAATTCAAATGATTTGATAAGAGGAGCGTTTGTTTCCCATTGGAGTCTAATTCTAGGTGGAGAAATAAATCACATAGCATTGCCTGTGACTATTGGAACTCTAACCTTTATGCAGTACGCCGCAGAACAACAAGGTCTTAATGACCTATCGAATACAATCAATACTATGATTGCTAACATACCTAGAATACATAATGAGATTCTTTCGGATGGGGAAGAAAATGAAGAAGAGTGAATGGATTGAACTAGCGAGTTATCTTTGGTTTCTTAAAAAAATGAAGCAAGGCAAATACGAACACATAGAAGAACTGATTAGACTTGTCAATGCTAAAATATTTACTGCTGGAATAGAAGAAGCAAAGGTGGAAGACAATGACGATGAGCCACTTAGCAAGACTTTGCGAAACTATGCAGAAGAAAACATCAGCACAACAGACTCGTCTAATTCTGCAAGCATTTGGAAATAAGCATATTCAACCTTTACAATTACTAAAGATTCTAACTCTAGACTTGGATAGTTCCCATATTGGTAAGCATAAAACAAAGAAGTGGATTTGTGAACACTTTGGTATATTTCTAGAAGAGTTAGAGATATACGGCGATGACTTAGGAAAGGGTGTATTCAATCTAGAAAGAGATAAACAGAAGACAGCCGACTATAGCCTAAACATGGTCATGCGACTTCTAGAATTAGATTGCAGACAGAAAGGTTCCTTTGAATTATTCTCCGAAGTACTAGAAAGTCTTTCTTCACTTGAGAGAAAATGGTTCATTTCTTTTTGGTTAAGAGAACCTAGATTGAAGATGGACAAAAATAGAATTGTAATTAATTGCCTAAGCAAATATTTCAACTTAGAACGGGCTTCTGTTGAAAAGGATTCTAAAATGCACGAACTAGATACTATGTACCATGCTTATTCTAATAAAAGAAAACTTAGGAATGTTTCTACTCATGGATTATTTATTCCACCTATGTTAGCAAAGTCTAATACTAAATGGAGCGTGTATAAACAACCTACTAATTCTATTTGTGAATATAGATATGGTGGAATAAGAATACAGATTCACAAGAAAAAAGATAACACTATCTTCTTCAACAGAAAAGGCAAAATACTCACCTTACCATTGAAAATGAAAAACTACATATGCGATTCATCATCCGACTTTATTTTGGACGCAGAACTCTATTGCGTAGACTCGGACGAAAAACCAATGGACTACTATGAAGTCTTGAAGGTGCTTCACAACAACCATACTCAAACACAGGACAATCTAAGGTGTGTAATTTTAGACTGCCTATCAAAGGATGGGAGATGTATGCTGAATTTGCCCTTTGTGGATAGGCTCAAGGCAATGGAAGACCTACCCTCCCCTCCCACTAGGTCGGATGAAAACGAAGACTCTAAGGCATTCTACAACCAAGCAATTAGTGAAGGGTTTGATGGCATCATCATTAGGGACTTAGATGCTAAGTATCTTCCTAATGAAAAGAGCGTATCAGTGGTGATACATTCCCCACCTAGAATAGATTTAAACTTGGTAGTCATAGGAGCGAAAATAAATTCTAAGAATGACTTTTCTAGTTTTGAAATAGCATGTAGGAAGGAAAGTGGATATGTTTCTCTTGGATTTGTTTCTGGGCTTTCAGCGATAAATCATAAACTTCTTTCTAATATGCTGAGAAAACTAGTTTCTTCATTT